GGAAGTCCTGCAGGAAGGTTGTCTGGTATATTGGTAGCAGATGGCACACCGTGCCCTCTGAGGATAGTCGGATAGAGGCACTTGGTCAGTTCGCTCACATCAAGTGTTCCTGCCGTTGCATTGCCGAGCCTTCCCTGCCTATCTTCCAGGGCATCTATACGAGCGGCGAGGCTGACGATAACCTCGGCAACGGTCTGCTCATCCTCGTCTGCGCTAACGGCATCCTTTGCCCCTATCTGCCCAAGGAATGCAGCCTTGTCCGATGAGGAGAGGGCATTGACCTTCGTGGCAAGGTCGCTCACAAGAGAGGTCTTGTCCTGCTTACTGTCAAGTACAGAAGGTTCTATCTTGGAACTGGTTATGCTTCCGTCAGGAATAGCATTAGGATTAATCATTGTTGCCATTGTCTATCTCCTCTTTTATGTTGTTACTTACCTTGTTGAAATATTCTTGATTAATATCTAAGAGTGCCTGTTTGATTTTGTTTACATTCTGGGATTCGTATTTCGTAGTTCCTAACAGATGTGCGTATCCGATTTCCTTTGCTATTTCGTTCCTATCATTAACATATGACAGACTATCAAAAGGAAGTACAAAATGCACCGTGTTCGCTTCTGTCAGATTCACAATGAGTTGTTGTTCTAACACAAGGTCAGGGGTGCTAAAACGCCCCTCATTATTATATTTTACAAGATACAAGTATTTATACTTCGACAGCTCTGAGGCTAATTTTTGATAGTTTTGTATATATAAATCTCTTAAAGACTCATCAAAGAAACCTATTACTCCTACATTATAGTCATAAGACCTGATATCCAGCCTTTTTCCCGTAGATAATAGGTGTTCGCTTAGGAAAGGAGTCATAAAGGAACGAGCGCATTGTCCCCAGTCAATAAAGGTCTCACATGACTGAAGGACGCAATCACAGTTATGATTAAAAATCCTATTAAGACATTCTTCTTTCTTGATTAGTACATCTCCGTCTATGTGTATTGTGCCTATAGGTTCGCGCTGCAAGGCCATTGACTTTATATAGGCAAATATCTTCGGGTTTATACTTTTAGGTAACTCCTCAGCAGTAAGGTATATGTTGTTATATCCAAGACCACTTAACAGTCGAGAACCCAATAAATCTGTATGTAGATTAACAGTACATCCTAACTTTTTAAGATACGCGAGAGATAGGGCATAGAGGTAAACGTTTACCCCTAATTTTCCCTTATTATCTGCCATTGGAGCCGTCCACAAACTATGGACAAAATGATTTCTATCCATATTAAATCTCTCCTATAAATGATGCTGAATGCGGATAAGAGCCATCATTTTCAGACGCAATTAAATCCGCCAAACAATATGTCTTTAATACACCATTTGAATCTATTTCAACTCTTGTTTCGTAATTTCTATATTTTTCCCCTTTGATAATTATATTTTTTCCATTACCTGATAGCCCTGAAACAAAATTGTAATTTTTTACTGCCGTAGTAGGGGTGCTTTCCCAACTTTCAAATCTAATTTTATTGCAATTATCTCCAAAACGATTGTTAAACAAAAAGCCATTTCCCGACATATTTATTTCAGAACAGTGATTTCCAACGAAATTTTCTACACAATAATAATTAAAGATAATATCGTGGCAGTGGGATCCAAAGGTGTTTGAGGAATTGTGTGCTCCTAAGACGTTATTGTAGCAGCTAAAACCGAAGGAGTTGTTGTAGCAACTAAGCCCAATAAAAAGTATATTATTTAGGACTCTTTTACCTGAAATTACATACTCCCTTATAGTGTTTGAATAACACTCTTTTTCTACACTAAGAGAATAATCAGTATTATTATCTACATTGACACCTGAGAAGGTGTAGTAGTAATGATAAATAGTGGTGTCATCAGGGTGCTTGAATTGAATATTCTTGAAATCATATGGAAGGTCGTTATTAAATTCATCTATCATACGATAAATGACACCTTTACCATTAGTTTTATCTGCCCAAGCAAATCTTGCAGTATCATTATCTAAACAGTACCATATCTTCCAGGCAGATAGGTCGCATTCTTCAAAATAGGTATCCCCTTCGTGCTGAACTGCTCTTGCTTCCTCGTTCAATGTGTTTTCACTATCGGCAATTACTATGATGTCAAATGGATGACCTGCCGATTGCGTATTCTCTTGGGTTGTGGTGCAAGCATAGTCCGTAATACGATATTGCATCCCCGGGATGAGACGATTGGAGTCTCGCAGAGATACGAGGTTTGAATAGGTAGTGGACAGTATCATTTCAGAAAATCCACCTCCTGCTGGATTGTATTCTCCAAGTTTCTCCCAAACGCCGTTCACATACACATATTCAGTGTATATATTCTGCTCCGATGACCTAGATGCCGGTATAAGATGAATCTTGTTCTCATCTCCGGAAGCTGGGTATTCTGGCAGTGCCGTTACCACCTTGAACACGCTCAAATCAAGCGATACGCTTATTCTGTTTGACGGATCAATGGTAACGCCATAGCCGGCTGTGAGTTTAGCCTGTCTTTTTTCTGCCTCCTTGATTACGAAACGCCTCGTTGCCAATTCAAGGTCATCAACCGGATCCCGCTCAACCTTGATATTGGCGGAACCTTTTGTTCCAATGACGAACAACTGATCAGTCTTATTGACTACGCCATAGGGTTCCGAACGAAGAATTACTCCACCGTTCTTATCAAGGTCTGTATTTTCTATGCCAATTTGCCCGACAAAGATCTTCTTGCCCGTGACCGTCTCATCCTCGGCAATCATCATTTGCCCGACTCCACTATCAGGAACATATCCGAGAGCCTTTTCGATGTTCTCTTTGGTAACTTCGGCATCTGAACCATCCGCACCTGGAGCACCGACAAGAGACTGGAGCCATTCCTGCTCTGAACCTTCGTATCCGTTCTTCACAGCAATCTCATAGGCAGAAAGTCCATCGGCAGGGAGTATAATCTCTGTTTCTATATTGATATTATCGGATGTCGTTGTCAATCCGTCGGGATCTACGCCCGACTCCATGTATGAATGAGGAACAAGAATGAACGCAACTGTCTTGTCTATGGTAGTCATACCTACCTCCATCGAATTCTCTACCAGTACCAGGGCGTACGACCCGCACAATTCCTGATTCATTCCAAGGAAGGTAGTTCTTATTACATTACCCTCCGTCGTAAACTCCATGGTATGTTCCCTATTATTGGGATCCACCATTTTGAGTGTCAGGTTCCGTCCGTAAAAATTTTCCGGCTGTCCGTATCTTTTAACAGACCACTCTATATTTATGTCGTTGCCTATGCGGATACGCTTCATTCTACCTCTATGTTAGTGGTTTCTATTACTTGTGCTGACGAGTCCATCTGCGCCTCTTCCGTTACTCGTATCAACTCGTCCGGAGTGGACTCAGTATTCTTCTCTATTGCCGTCTTCTTGGACAGAATTCCGGCTCCCTGCATCGTAACAAGCATCTGATTGTATTCGGAGTCGCTGCGAGGTCTCCATACTTTCATATTTGCGGAAATGTCAAGATTCTGGAACCTCGTTATGGCTGTCGTATCTATTCCTTTGTTTACCAGCTCAGACGCGAGTCCAAACAGGAACAGACGCTGCATCTTGCTGATTACATTCTGCCATTCAATGACGCCTTCGAGAGCCTTCTCATTGTCGAGAGATTGAGTAATCTGTATTGCCACGCCGGAGATATCGCCACCGGTGCTGATATCCTTCGGAAGGATGAAAGTGGTGCTTGAGCCAATCTGTATGGAGTCATATATTTCTTTTAGAGTATCTATCATTCCCTGCGGAGAAGGAGGGGAGAGGAACTCTGCGCTTCCGTCCTTGTTGAGCGATGTGTCGTTCAAGATGACTGATCCGGCTATTTTCCTTGCCTTTTCAGAGAACTGACCCTTGATATACAGTATTCCCCACCCGTGACGCTTCTGTATCACAAGGAAGATGTTGTATATGATTTCATAAACCTCTATCAGTGTCTGAACATCGTTCCACGCAACTTCTCCTCTGTGAGTTACAATAGGGATCTCAGGGAATCCATGCCTCTCCTTGGATATGAGCTGCCAGTCGGTATTCTTATCTCCACTATTTATTCTCCTTGCATGACGGTATGCGAAATCATCATCGTAACTGTCTATGTATTCAATGTTGTCGCGGCGATAATAGATGCTCTCCATGAGGCGGTCTCCGTTATCATCGTTATGGGAACAGATGACATATCCATCTTCATAACTGATGAGACGGCTTTTGATCCGTCCTTTCCTATCTGTATAATAGAGCAGCCCAGCATCCCCATAACTCTTCTGAGTAACGACCATCTTGGCTCGCATGCCGTCCTGATTGCGCCTCTTCCAATACTTCTTGAAAAGAGCGAAATCGGCCTGGTCTTGTTTAGTAGGGGATTCGTTATTCAGTATGAACTGCGTAGGATTACCACAAAGATGCAGAACCTGCTTACTCATAATCCTTTTTTGGAAAGGAAGAGCCATCTTCCGGAACTCTATCTCATAATAGTTACCATCGGAGGTTTTTGCAGTTATCGAAGGAATATTCTCGTCGAAAAGGACTTTATGGCAGTTTGGGTCCAATTCAAATGCAAATTCATCCTGAGACACCGTCTCCTTGACAAAGGAAGGCAGCTCGGCGACTATCTTTTCGCCTACATATACGCCCCTGTCAAATGCCTTGGCACTGGCAAGATCCTGTGTCCCCCTGGTGAATGGTTTTTTCATAAGGAGCTCGTTGGGATGTTCCAGCAGGTACTGTATCTTTTCTTTCGCAGTCACAATGATTATTTTTTATGGTCGCTAATATCTATACGAAAAGATAGACAAGAGCACAAAGTGCTCTCATCTATCTTCATAAAGCGTTAACACTGAAAAACTAAATCAGTTTATTGTGACTAGGGTCTACGGCAATCTCGTGTCCGCAGAATGGACAGATGTCATTGTACTTCTGCGCAATCACTATCCTCTGTTCCACATTCTCCTGTGTAGAACCGAACTTCTCAACAAGGGCAACTCGGACCGCTGAGATTCTTCCGACTACGCTGGCCATTTCTTTTGGGTCGAGGACGCTGTTACCATCCTCATCTACCTGATCCCTGAGGGCAACAAGTGACGCAAGGTCTTCTTCCAAACCCTTTTTGATCTCATCGAAAGACAGATTATCATCAGAGGATTTTGATGCAACTCCAGAATGGTCATCTATCTTCTCTGCTTCCGGCTTCTCTTTCGCTTCAGGAATGCGTTTCGCAAGGTAAGATGTCAGTTCTTCTATCTTGTCGTCAATGGAATACTCGTCGAACTGTTCTGCATCTTTTACTCCGCTGAAGAGAGCCTTGTACGCGTACACCGGTTCCTCAAAGACTCTGCTGAGCATGACGTAACAGATGTCCCTGAGTCCTACATCATAGCCGCCTTCTTTTAGGGCGGCTATGGTTGCCTTCATGTCTGATGCAGCAAGTTTCATGAGACTTTCTTCTTGCGTCCTCTTTTATTGATTGCAGAGGTGTTTATAGCGTCTGCAATCGTGTCGCTGGCTCTAACGATTTCCTCGAATACCTCGTTCTGGGCCAGATCTTCAGCCGTCTCTTCCCGCTCTTTCTGCTCAGCCATTATCTTCTCATAGAATTCCGCTCTTCTTTCCAGAATGTACTTGCCAATATCAAGACACATGTCCATATCGGCAAAAATATCCAGAGGAAGAGACATTATATGAGTTACTAATACGGCAAGCGTATCATATATTTCTCTCTGGTTTGCAGGAGTGTCCTCCATATTATCCTGATAGTCGCACCACCATGTGAGCATCTCGTAAAGTGCACCCCCTGCAAGGTTATTTGCCATCGTAGGGCGGCTGACTACCCAGAAACTGTTTGCATGGAAGAATATTGCAGTCTTGCACCTCACAATCTCCCAGGATTCAGATATCTTATATCTCTTGACTACCTGATCGTCCGTTATCTCCAGTTCCTTCCCGGCAGCATCATATTGCTGTTTCAGGGACAAAAGATTCTCAAGCTGCTCTTTGGTGACTTCCTTTCCTACAAGGGAGTCTACCATTACATCAATGTCGTTTTTCAACTGTTCTTTCATAATTCGATTATATCTGTTGCTTCCTCCTCGTTTTCATTCTTCTGGTCTGCGAGTTTCGCCCTCAGTTCTCTCCGTTCCTGGATATGTTCTCCAAGTGCTCTCTCTTCTTTCTCCTTCCTTATCTGCGCGTCAATGCCGTAATGAAGAGCGAGCTTAATAAGTTTTTCTGGAGACACATTATTAAGAGATTTGAGTGGCACGTCATATCTTACGGACAGGTATCTTTTCAGTTCGCTGTCCTTCATCTTGCTCGGGAGATATTGGTCTTCAAGCCAGCTGTATGGATGAATGGACTCTATCCTTGCGCAAGCACCTTCTCCGAAGGTATTTACAACGATTGGCGAGCCTAACATATTATTCCTTACAATGGCATAGATATGCCGCATCTCATAGGTTATGACCTTCGCTATTGCATTTACCCAAATCCTCCCATCGTCCTCTGTACCCAGTTCCGGAGGAAGACAGGGGACATCAGCGTACTGGCACGCCTCGAATTCCAGTTTTTCTTGTTCTGTCATATTCGTTCAATAATTAAAGTGGCATATCGTCATCTACAACAGGACCGCTCTTGACATCGTTATGCTGCTGAACATTCCCTGTTCCGAATCCCATTTCTGCTGATCTTATGCCTATCAGATTCACATTGGTGTACCATCCCATTTTATACGGTCTGGATTCTACCTGATAACTGACAGTGACCCTGTCTCCCACGTTAAACTTAGCGACATCGTCCACCCTTGAGGAATATGCCTTGAGGCAGACCTTTCTCGGCATTCCGGCATATCCCGGAACATCTATGACAAAGTATTGAGCCTTCCATGGCTTGCCGGCATTGCTCTGTCCGCTCATGACCTCTCCCTTGAAGAATATTGTTCCTGTTTCTTTAGTAAGCATTATATCTCCTCCTATTTTAATGTTCCATTATCGTCGCATATCTTTCCCATCCCCCAAATATTGGTAAACGAGAACTCTGTATCGATGTACCTTACTCCTTTTACAATGTCTTCACGTGGCTCCGTGGCAGAATTGAGGATAAGAAGCACCTTCTTGTATCTTGCTGTATCCCAGTAATAGATCCTACCTTCCCTGATGTATTCAAGGAAAGCATCGTATACTGTCCTATAGTTTGCCGGGTCCGTAAAGACAAGGTTCAATTTTATCGTCGTTTCCTTATGAGAAACGGATTCTCCGCTATCTGATGGATGATGCACTCTTGGCCCGTCAGCCTCAGGGTAATCCTCCATATAGATATTCTTAGGGGCTCCCACGGAATTAAGCCCCGTGCAGGAGCGGTATCTGAGACCGTCGAACATAGACTCTATGTCTATAGGCTTCTCGTCAATAAGGCTCCCGTCGCGCCTTACGCGCTGCATATAGAATTTATAATCAGCCATTGCCATTCATTTTATTTCGTATTCTACAATTCCCGTTGATATCCATAACCTTGCCACCATAGTTCTCCACATAGACAAGGCTGCTCTGTGCGGCATCTACCAGTACATTGGTATTCTTATCCACAATCAGTTTTACTGTCTGCCACTCCGGTATTTCTATATGTCCGCTACAGCCTATCAGCATAACCCATCGGACATCGCTGTCAACCTCCACGCGGTCAGTATTGCACCATACCTGTATAGGTATTTTCTTTTCCGTGGTGGAGTAGTATACAGTACGCTTACCGTTGATATACGGTTTAAATGTCCTCGCAAATTCAAGAGTGGACGGTCCCCACCCCTCGGAGATAGAGCGCATCACATAATCGTAAGCATAGGGAGATGCCACGAGGTTAAAGACCTGGACTCTCGTTCTGCATGCGAGGAACTGTTCCCTACCTTTTTCGCAGGGAGCATGCTCTTCAAACAAATGTTTAATCTCAGATAGTTCCATCAGTATCTTTTAGGTTAGTAATTCATATACTGCCAATCTACTCCGTCGAAAATAAGTTCTACCGTCTTGACATCACTTACCGTAAATGAGGTCGCGTCTAATCCGGCTGCGTAGATGTTTTTACCATTACCGGATATTACCATCTTTCCGTTAGAAAATCTGTTAACGATTTTATAGAAGCATCCTTTTTTAGGGGTTCTAGGAAGGTTTATGGTGACATTGGTTGTACTAGTGCTGGCGTTTATGACTACGCAATCTCCGCTGCTTTCCACGAGAGTTGTGCTTCCCGTAACTACTCTTACATATGGTCGGAAACCCTTGTACATTCCCGAAGCGGCCTCGATTGCAACATCATTTCCGCTGGTTCCAAGAGCGTAAAGCCTCAGAGCTGTTGCGTTGGCTCCATCCTGGGAATTTATTCTGACGGCTGGATCCGAATTGCCATAACCGGCGTTATTCCTATAAACCGACAATCCCGATCCCGTGCGGTCCTGATTAATCGTTACATATCCGACAATCATATCCGACGGTATTCCTTCGTCGAGATAATACTTGTGAATCTGGAACGAGGTCGCCATCTTCGTTGACAAGGTTACATCCCTGCCGAAGAATGGAGTGCTCTCATACTTTCCGGCTTCAATAGAATACAATCCCACATTTGGATCTATGAGATAACCGGCGATTCTTCCGGATTGCTCGGCTATGATACTCTTTGCGTAAAGATCTCCGTTCTTGGTCACTATGTACTTTGAATTCGCTACATCGGAAGCACTTCCGCTGGACGACCCGGCAAACATCATGATCTTCTCTCCTGATGTCGTAGTATAATCATCTGAACCGTTAATGCCAGCCACTATCTTTCCGGAATCATCCTTCACGGCAAGAAGATTGGCAAGAGCCGCTCCATTGATCTCCAGGATCCTGTTCCCTTCCGTATTGGTATAGTAGCGGATAAACTGGTCTCCGTTTCTGTCTCCTATGTGCGTCTCTCCATAGACATAGGCTTTAGGCTCGCCAATATTCTCATCGAACACAATTCCCGCTATGTCTCTGTCTTCGAGGGAATATCCGTCTATCCCTTTGTATATCCTGTATGACGGAGCATTGTCTCCGTAGCATGAGAGTACCTGGATTGACTGCCTTGTCGTATCAGTAGTATTTCCGAACTGCACGGCAACATCTCCCACGTAAGGTATATCTGAATCTGGAGCACCTTCATAGGACAGCGTTATATAATCATCTCCCACATCGATAACCTCTCTCCACCAGAAATGTGTCCCTCCGGAGAAACTCTCACATCTTGCGAGGTCTCCGACCACGAAATCGTTGGTCTTTATTTCCTGCCCGTCATTGGCTGTATTGCGGAAGTAGCATTTGAAGTTATCTCCGTCCCTTGCTATGGCCGTAATGGTAACGGAAGCGAGGGATACGCATATTCCTCCTCCAACCTGTTGCAACCTCTTGATGTCTATCTCGCTGAATACGGCCTTCTTGCGTACGCGAAGAAAATCCACCTCCATAGTAGACTCATCGGATGCTGGGTCTATCTCAAGGGCAGCACCGCTCCTTCCGTATACATACTTTCCGGCTGTGAATCCCTTGTCAAACGTCACTTTTTCAGCGCAGGAGTCCTCTCTGTCTTTCCTGAGGTAATACGGTTCAATCAGGGTCCTTACATCTCCTAGTCCTCTGGAATTAATGGCTTCGCTGACCGCTTTGCTTATCTTGCTTTGCGTTCCTGAGGTATTCACCTCTATGACATCTCCCAGATTGACCGTTATCTCCGGAAGAGCATCCGACCCTAGTTTGTAGGTATACGAATCCACGTACATCGTAGGCAGACTCTCTCCGTTATAGCGAATGTTAAGAGCAGAGTGTTCGCTGAGCATATCCCTTATTTCGGGATTGTCCGCGAGATAGTCTCGTGAGAATGCTATCGTCCAGGAGTATTTCTCGTCGTTATTCTCCTTCATGAACTTTATGATGGCATTCTCAAGTTCCATTTCCGCTGCTAGGATATACGACTGCGGAAGTTCTATTCCCGTTATGGAGAATGAATCCCCGGCTTTCACGCGGAGAGTCTCAGGTTTCGCCGGCATCACTCCGTGGGTCACGCTGTCTCCTCCATAGGTGGATTCATCCAGATAGAGTGCTATCCATACTCCATTTCTGGAGTCCTGCTGTGACTCGTCCACATCTGATGTTGTGGCAGCAAGAACGACCCTTCCCGTAGTTTCATCCACGAGAGGTATTACATTACCGTCTGCATCTGAGGTGACTCTTACCGGATTGACGAATTTGTTCGTTGAAGTCTCCACGGCGGCGACGCGGAACTCGCAGGAGCCGCATGCTCCGCTTCTCATCACCAGGGTCATCTCGTTCTTTAAGGATGCGCTGTTGAAGATATTGAATCCTAACTCGCCATCGGTCTTCCTCAGCTTCACAAAGAATAGGCTGTATTTCCTGTTTTCGTTCCCATTGGAGTCTGTCTCCGTCAGATCAGGATCATATCCGTCCTCGTAGAACACATCATCGATAATGTCTATATTCTCTCCAAGAGCATTTCTGACGTTCCGTATGGTCGGTTTTATATCCTCGAATGTCTGTATGAATTCCCTTGGTTTTTCCTTGACGTATTCGTTGTTGAAGACTATCTGTTCTCCGCTTTCTGGGTCGTAATATGGACCGACAACAACGGTTCCTGAATCCATTGTCTCTATACTGAAAGGGGAGTTGACTGCCGGGTAGAACCGCTCCTCTCCTCTGGTGATTCTATAGAGAGGAGGCATCAGATTCTGGGATATTCTCCTGTCCCATGCGGTCTGTATCTGAGTTATCGAATCTCCCCTGGAAGGAGACACACCGTCGCGTAGGGTCAGCCCTATATCGTCCAGCTTGACTGGTTCCGTACCTCTTCTCCAGCAGAGTGAAAAATCGTTATCTCCGGCCAGTCTTATGGATGGATTCACCCATGCGGACACGATGGCATCCGTCACCTTGTTCTGTCCGGATGTCAGGTATTCGGTCTTACCGTACATCCTATCCATCTCTATCTCATAGGAGACCGTGATAGTTCTGGTTTCCCCCTGGTTGAGAAAGACATACATCGTGATAGGAACTCCATCTGAGCTCCGTACGGTACGGTAAGTCTTATATGCATGGCCGTATTCCTGCGTCCATGTGTTGTATTGGTAATTCCAGTCCGTTATTCTTATCTCCCTTGCCGGGAAGGAACGCTGTATGTCGCCATGGTTGGTCTCAGTTCCGTTTGTATATGAGGTCTTTCCATCATATAGATCTGAATAGATGGAGACATTAGTCACCCTCACACGCCCGTCCGCTATGATTCCGCTTGATTTCTTGTCGCGGAGCGTAGTCTGTGACATCAGAGGATACTTGGAGAACAGTTCATCTGCATTTGTGGCGAAATATGCTGAAAGATTGCCGTCCTTGACTGATGTAGACAGTTTAAGCGTAACGACAGGATTAGCCAGCACGGTCTCCTCTATACCGTCCATTTCCCTGGAAATCTTGAAGGATGCCTTCGTGGCGAATTTCTTTATCCCGTTTGTCGTAGTCTTTACCGTGTTGTCATACACGAAATCGTACACTCTCACCTTCACATCCTGATAGCGGATAGTCTCACCCATGTCGAGCCCCCTTGCGAAGACATTCTGTTCGGAGATGACCACATCCCCAGGAGAGAGCGTACCTCCCACTTCTACTCCGAGCGTTCCCTTGGCAGTAGGATTTGGATAGTATTCCGGGATATTCTCCGTGCTTCCGATGCCGGTGCACCGTGTCACTATCCTTGCATTGTCATTGCTCTTTTTGATGCTGATGAGTTGATTGTCGCGTCCGTATTCGAACTCCACACTCGGTATGTTGTCGGCAGATTCACCGTATCCGAACACGCACACATTGCCGTTGAAATAGAACGGAATTCCCCACAGCTCGTAGGACTGCTGCAAAGCCCCGAATATTGACTTGTCTTCGAACTCCACGAAGAGATCCTCAGTCTCAATGCCATCCTCGATAACCACACTGAACTTCTCCGCCAATCCTCGGTATTCCAGGACATCGTTAATCCTCTGAACGAAGGCAGCAAGAGTACCGGCGAACCTCACAGTTGTCGAATTGGAAAGGAACCGGTCCGATGAGGACGCCTCCGGCAGGACGCAGTCCACGAAATAGACGCTATCGAGGATGATGTCCCTCTCGCTCCTGAACACCAGGGAGTGAACGTACCTTGCATCGCTGTTGCTCTTCTCCGATGACGGCGTATTCAGCAGGAAGAACCTCTCCCCGTCAATCCACGAGACGAACTCCCTTCCGGTCCAAAGGTTATCCAGGCACACCGGAAACCTCAACGTAGCGGTTATCTCCGTCGTTCCCATCCTCTGAGCGGTATAGGTGTAGTCCTCCAGGACTATCTGCTCATTGTACGGCCCCGGAGCAAACTCCCTTACCGTTTTCCTGTCAGTATCCAAGCTGCATATAGGCAGTATCCGTCTATCCATAGCAATCGTATCAGGTTAGAATTATCTCAGGCACAAACATACGAACTCCGGTCTGTCATATGGTTCGCACTATGAAGTAATTTCTCAAAAAAAATACGGCGCGCATCTCTGCGGACCGTATCCCCGTGTCGTGTGATGAAAGTGAGTCGCCACAAAGTGTCGCTTCAACGTTCCATGTGCAATCATCAACCAATGGTATATGCCAGTAACAAAAACAGAAAGAGGGAACATCACTGCTGCCTCATTCCTATCGCTACAGCAATCAGACAAAAAAATCAACTGTCTTTCCCATCAGCAAAAGTAAAACACATCATAAGCAGGACAATGGTGGTATGAAGTAATTTTTCGAAATTTTCTTTTCTACGAATCAACCAAACGACACAATACCCGAAATCCGCCAGAAATGCCCATATTTTCAACGCGAAGGAACAAAAATGTATAATTACTCATCTTTTGGGCATAATTGCGAAAAATGGCCCAAAAATACCCCAAAAATCAAATTGTGGGAATATATTCTAACTCAGACTTCAAAACTGGACTAAGATCAGGAAAGACTCATACTCGCATATACGTGTACGCACATACGCATACATGCGCTCGCAAAAACGCATAATTACTCCCCCTCCCTTCCAAGAAACGCCCACTTTAAAAAGAAAAATAAAAGAGGTCTTTATAAATAAAGACCCAGAAAAAACAAGAAAAAGCATCTCCCTCTTTCTCCCCCTCATAAACCCTCTATAATCTTTCCCTGCCCCCTCTCTTTCGATGAGTCCCAGGGATAAATAAAAAAATAAAATAAAAAAATTCGCAAGGGAGCACCTTCCTTTTATGGAGCCCCATAAGGGGGGGGGGGTATGCTTCAGTATGTCACTTATACGGACGATTAATTCAAATAGATACCCTTTACTTGCTCATATTCAAATATTTACGTGTCCGCAATGGCGCGCACTATCCACCCGAATACTGCCCCGAAAAGAAACACGGCATTAAACGGCTTTTATATATACAATCCCATATATGTAAAATTGTTATATAATTGACCACTAAAATAGTACAATTATACATTTATAGTCATTATGTAAAATAGTATCATAAAAGTATTGAAATATAATACATTATTACGTACTATTTAAACAATAACTATTATAAATTAGTACATACTATTTTTTATAACACACTGAATATCAATTAGTTATATAGTGTCAAATATATAAAATATAGATATAATAATATAGATAAATCGGTATAACGCATTGAGTATCAGCGAATTAAAAGTTTATACATTTAGTGAAAATATCGCAATAACAGAAACAGAGTTTAGAAAAAAGTCCCGATATTCGTATTCGTAAGGATGAGGGAAGAGTAACAAAAAAATATGCCCCTTTCCTGGTTCTTTGCTCTTTGAATTACTGAATCATTAACCAATAAACCTAATTAGCAATATGACAAATTTCAATGAAACCCGCGCATTTTTGGCGCGTATGCTTAACAAAAGCGAGACCCTCAACAAAGAGTATGCAACCCTTACAAAGGATGAAAAACTAAATTATTTTAGTTCTTCATTTGCTAAAGAGATTGCGAAGATTTCCGCGGAAGAGACATTCAAGTTTTCAAAGGTCCGCACGTTCAAAAGGGAAACCGAAACCACGGATGAAAACGGAAACAGGACAACAAAGGTAAACGATAATTTCATAATGGACGCAATTTCATTTGCCGCGTCTATCGCAAACCTTTCTTTAGTTCAAGAATTCGTATCCGCGCAAAATGCCGCGAATCGTCCTGATTTCGTTTCGGTTCCTTACACGGCCGTGAAACTATTTGCGAACTTGTCGCAAGAGGAAAAGATTCAAGTTTTTGAAGCAAAGTTTGGTCGTCCCGAAAACGGAGTCCTCTCTGTTTCAACTGGGTTAGGTGCAACTCTTGCAGAGTTCCTCACATCAAACGGAATGCCGCTTGACCTTGTAGAGACCCTCAAAAATGAGGGGCGCAAATCGGAAAGCAAGTAATTTTCTAATTACATTCAGCACAAAACGCGCCCGTCCACAACAAGGACGGGAGCGTTTCGTGCGCCCTTTCGAAACCGGCTGTTCGAGCAGCCCTCCGGTTTATTCTTGACCGAATTTTCCGGACCAATTTATTTTGATTCAGTTCTTTGAAAATATGGATTCCGAACGAACGGGACGAACCGAACGAAACGATGGTATTTAATTGACCGCGTTTTGCTCATCTTATTTTCTTCCGTTCGTGCGCTCGCTTACGATAATTTCGCTGTGATTGCGATTTATCCAAAACGGCGGGCAGGTCTAATTATACAATGATTTCGTAATTTGATTTTCCTCAGCGGAAGAACGTCGATTACTCGGACGAAAAGATAAATCCGGATTTGACGCGATTCCCTGAGGTTTTGGTTTTCAGTCCGGAATCGTAAGTTAATCCTGTTTTGGCAGGATGAACGAACGAAATCCAGACACAATTCTAAGTAACTCGTCTGCGAATCTTCGTGATTCCTGGTGGGCGAAACGGGCGGGCATTCCTAACCGAATGCGAAAAAGAAAATCGTCAAGGATTCGTTCCTGGCGCGTTTTCTTCCGTCCGCAAATCAACCATTAAATCATCAATGTGATACGAGAACATTTTACGAAATCGCTTGCGAAATCCGCAAGGTATGGGCTAACGTAAGCCCATACGCTCGCCCGTATTTGGATGCAATGTCTGAGATATTTTCAAGCGACAATAATGCAGCTTACGGATATGATTCAGCCGATAGTATTGTCCGCTATTTCCTCGCTAATGCAGGAAGTTGGCGCGGAGATGCCGCTCGGAGAATCAAGGCCGAACTTAAAGCGATGATTGCGTAAGCGACAATCGTCCCCGTGGGAGTGAAATCGCGCGGGGATGCCAATTAAACCAATTAAATCAAAAATTGTTATGAATAGAATTTTGAATCTCTTCCGGAACTTGGCGCGCAAGATAAAAGGCCGTCCGGTCTTGAAAAGAGCAGAAGACTGCAAGGTCGTTATGGAATGCCAGAAAATCTGGAGTGACTCCATAGAAGCGGACCGGCTGTATTTTGCAGTAAAATCATCGTCCAATCGTAAGGATTACGAATATTTTGCGGCTCTCTTTCTTCGCAGCCTGTAAGATAAATCCGGAAACAATCAGTAATAACCTGGGACGGGCTACCACATAGGTCCGAACCAACCTCGGGGAGGTTGAGACCTCCCTCGGGGTGCATAAAAAAATCAAGATGAAAGTTATTGAATCTCAAAAGCCTTTCGGAAAGTTTACGGTAACATATTCCGAAGGGAATTATCTCTTCGTTCTTGAAAAAGAATGGGAGAACTGGACGGGGCGCGGATACTATGTGCATCCTTTCCCCATGGCGAGCAATAATTGGGAAACTCACGAAAAGATATTTTCAGGAATGACATTCCCCAATCGCAAAGCGTTCGCAAAATTCATTCAGAGGCATTTGGATGAATTCCCTGTTTATCCCCACGCGGACTGACCTCCTGTGGGGATGCTATAAACCAATTAAATCAGCGTGTTATGGAAACTGAAAAGAAGAAAAGAAGATTGAATGTCCGGTGGATTCCTCTCATCCTGGCGGTTGCAATATATTTCCTATTCCTGCCTACGGGGAATTTTGTGGGATGCATAATGTTTTGCGTTCCGCTCATCTTCCGCGCATTCAACATTCAGATCTGAATCAATCCCGTGAGGCGACTGACCTCGCACACGGGAACAAATATTTCGCGTAATCGCTTCAACGTTCTGTTTGGGATTCCTTCCGCAGTGAGTGTGCAGAATCCGTCTTTTGGGAGTTCTTCCCCGCGAAATCGCTCCGGCAATCCATGACGGGATTCCGGAGTTCAAGAAACCAATAACAATCAAACGATATGAAAAAAGAAATCATCTTAACAACATTCCATGGAACTTACAATTCCATTTGGAACCATGCTGATTCTTTCTACCATGAAATGAAAGATATCCATAATCTGGAATATCTCGATGAGTGGGAATTTGATTCCGAATCATACAAGCGCGACCTTGGTAAGGCTTATACAAAGTTTATCGAGGAGCAGCTCAGAAAGTATGTCTATGACGGAATCTCTCTTTCTTTCTTGGAAATGGATTCCCCACGGCAGTATAACTACCGGACGGATTACATTATTGCCGAATTGCGAGTTGAAAACGAAGAGGAATTCAGTACGTCCCTTAAGATTGCCTCGGTTAAGACTTTTCGCAAAAAACACGGAGACCTTATTCCTGGGTGGAAGAACGAAGAAATTATTATTACGCTACGTAACGCAGTTCGCAGAAGAATTAAAGCATTCGGAATAGACGCGGAAATCATCTCTATGGATTTTTACGGATCAAGAGCAAGGGGAACGGAAAATTATGACTCAGATTTGGATATCGTTATGGAGTATAGCGGTAGTATCAGCGAGTCGGATTTCTTCAATCTCCTGCACGATTCAGAAGACCCGTATGAGATTGAGGGCGTAAGAGTGGATATAAACCCAATAAAGGCTGAAAAAACAGGAACGATTGAGGAATTTATGAACCGCGTATACGAATACGATTATTCGGTCATAAGTGATTCCTTGAATCAGTTATATGATTTCAGCGACCGTCTGGGATATTTATTGTCCGACCTTTATGAGCCTTGCGATATGCTTGAAATTGATGCGTACTACGAAATAGCATCGGTATTGGATTATTCCGACTATTGGCATCCAACAACAAAAAGGGCTCGCGATGAGTACGAAATGGCTGTAAATTCTTGCGAGTAACCTCAGGGATATGGGAGTAAAACCCCGTATCCTTGCTACGAAACCAATTAAATCTAAGCGATATGATAAAAGAACAGGAAGTAAGAGCACGTCTCTCAAGGGTTTTAAGGTGCGGGCATTCCTATTATGGAAATCCGCATTTTGATATTTGCGTAGAAAAGATGTACGGCGCGGCTATGTTCGGACAAACCAAGGTAAACGCATCAATAGGTTATGCAATACGTGGAGCGGAACGTGGCCCAGGTGCTCCCTATTTGCTGTGGAAATTTCACAAGACTGACCGCGGAAGAATAATATTCGATTTCGTGGAAGCCTAAATTTCGGGTTACGCCCCTTTGCAGGGGCACAACCTGCCAAACCAATTAAATCAAGTGTTATGATAAAACTTAGAAAATCAGAAAAGGAATCGCTCCTTGAATACCTGGAGGGAAATGTTGAACATCTATGCCTCCGGAGCAAACTTGCTGTGGCCCGCGGCTTCGATAATCATTTGAGCCCGTCGGACTGCGATACATCCCTTTGTGATGAAATTTTAGAAAAAGCGAATGAATGGGTATGGGATTACATTGAGGAAGAGAGCGATTTCGATGACATCTTTGAGGACTCCGTTGACGATTTGATATTTGACGCGGTAGAACTTGAAGAGTAATGACGGATTCCGGAGTTTAGCCGCTCCGGTTTTCGCAAAACCAATTAAATCATGTGATTATGTACACAAGGCACAACAAATTTCAGTACGTAGCTGTGCTCCAGGGGAATTATGGATATGGATGGGAAGATGAAGTTTTATACAATCAGAAAAATTATCGCGAGATGAGGGAAATGAAAGAGGATTTTCTCGCTTACCGAACGAATTGTCCGATGTTTAGTTTCCGAATTATCCATCGCAGAATTCCTACGGACAAATGGTTCAAGAACTGAGATAGGGCGGAGAGGAATCTCCGCTCTATTGCAATCAACCAATTAAATCAAATCGTATTATGGAAAATTCAAAAATCAAGGTAGGGGATGTTATCCTTTCAGTATTCCGTTATTCTATGACCATACCTATGTTTTTCAAGGTTATCAAACGCACGGCAAAAACATGTACGATGGTAGAACTAAACAAAAAAGTTGTACAAAATCTTGACGGATATGGTCAGAGAACAAGAGAGATTCCTTCAGAGGAACCAGATGGACGCGAGAAGACGTATAAGATTTTTAGCGGTGCTCGCGGGGAATATGTCAAGGTTGACGGAAAAATATCCTATGTATGGGACGGTAAGCCGGCATACGCAGACTATTGCGATTAAGCCAGAATTCCGGTAGGGGCGTAAAAGCCCCTTCCGGAGCAACAAACCAATTAAATCAAAGTATTATGAAAAAGTTTACACAAAGCATTAGAAGTTTCTTCAATCGCTTGAACGTATTCGCAAGAATTAACGAATTGAGCGCAGCTATTAAGGATTTATCCGAGAGAGAATGCTCTCTGCGAAGTAAGATTTCCGAACTCAAAGAAAACGGATATCTGTCTTCTAAAATACGGCATCTCTCGGAGCGCGTTAGTCTCATCGAGAATGATTATGATGACTTAGAAGGGTGCATTCCTGACATTGTTGAGAAAATTGATGATATAGATGAGCGCGTTGATAGCATAAAAAGGGATTGGGACAATTTAGACGAGCGCGTCTTAAAACTGGACGAAAGAGTAGATAACCTGGACGATAAAATTGATGATATGGATTATGATGATTCTATATCGGACAGGTTGGATGAACTTGAAAATGATTATTCAGATCTTGATTCCCGCGTATACGATTTGGAGAACGATGAAGATGATGACGAAGTTGATAAGGGAAACATGAACCTGTACGAGCTTATTAATTCTGCTGAAGAAAGGCTTGAGGTTATTGAGAACCAGATTGGAAATATCAATTCCGAAGACCTCGCGGACGAGGTGATTGATTTACAAACAAAGATTAAAAACATTTCATCATCTTCTCAAATAGAGGTTTTGACCGCTGTCATGGACGAACTGAAGAGACTTCGCGACGTTTTCGTAAGCCTGCAATTCTAATTTTTGGTACGGGGTGTGTAATGCCGCCCCGTATCTCCAACCAATTAAAATCAAAGTATCATGATGACAAAAGACCAAATTGAGAAAATCAAACTCATCAAGGGTATTGCTGAAACCCATAAGTGGGGAACAATACCGGAGCTTGTAGACGAGATTATCAGGATTGAAGAATCTTCTGCAATGGTAAAGAATCAGAAGTTTGATATGTACAAATACACCAACGGTGCAGGAAAATCATACTCCTATGACTCGGATGGATTGCACTATGAAAACGGAGAGATAGTAGCCACTGATCGGCAAATTTTGGTAGTTCTGAAAAATCAGGAGTACGATAAAGAGTTGGAAGGTTTGACCATTTTAAAAAATGGAGAAAAGAACAAACGGGAATACCCTAACTATAACTCCATAAAACCTACGAACTATAGCCGAAGGATTAAGATAGACTTTTCAAAGTTTGAGGAAATCCTGAAGAATTATTCTACGAGGGTAAAGTTTATGTACTCCGATGAGAAGAAATCGTACGATCCGAGAATCAAGGTAGGCCCAGTATGTCTGAATCTCAAACGATTTAAACTATTCGTTGCCTTTATGAAGCATATAGGGACAGATGAGATTCTTGTCGATGCAAGCGACGATATGGCTACCCGCCGTGCAATTTTTACGGAGAACGGACGCGGGTGGGGAGTGCTTATGCCGTTGATGCTAGGAGATTGTGAGTATTCTCTATGATGGTTCGTGGCGAGTAAAATCGCCATGAACTTCCAACCAACCAATTAAATCATTGTTATGAAACAACCAAAGAAAAACATCTCTATGAGCGGAGATGCGATTCGCTCAAGATTAAGAAGTATGTTTGAAGAAAAGGAACGTATTTCCGAGAATATTTCAGACTATCACGTTCAGATTAGTCCTGGGAATGCTAAGACGGGGAATGGCGTAGCCTCTATATCTCTTATTCCTGTCGCGTGTTGCCCTAATAGCAAGGAATGTAAAAATCAATGCTATGATATTAGGAATGACTGCAGGCATAAAGGGGTAAAGAATGCACGCGCCAGAAATACTGCAATATGGGAAATAGAACCGCAGCGGTATTTCAACGAAATTTCCTGGTCTGTTAAATTCGTAAAATATTTCCGATGGCACATAGGAGGAGATATAGTAAATATGGAATATCTGAAAGGTATGGTAAGGGTGGCTGAAGAAAATCAGCATTGCACCTTCCTTGCTTTCACAAAGAATTATTCTGTAGTAAATGATTATCTCTCCAAGTGCGACATTCCGGAAAATTTGAAGATAATATTTTCAAGATGGCCAGGGTTGCCTTGCGAGAATCCTTTTTCTTTGCCGGAAGTTCATGTGCTTTTTGCTGACGGAGTAACTACGGCAGACGAGAGGACGAAGCCTTGCGGTGGAAATTGTTCCGAATGTGCGGTAACTGATTCCGGATGTTGGACTTTAAAGCGAGGAGAATCCGTGTCGTTCCCAGCTCATTAACATTATTCCCGTTCCATTGATTTGGGGCGGGAGTGCAAAACCAATTAAATCTAATAAATTATGACACCATTTGAATTCCTCGGGGAAGAATACAACCTCGAACTTTATCGTACATCTTATGCTAGTAATGGTTCTCTTGCTATCGTGGCAACGTGTAATGGAGAAGATTTCGCTACAATTACCGTAAATCTTCCCTACGCTTATTTAGATAGCGAAAGAGAGGCTTTTGTAGATGAGAATAACCTCCCAGGGATAACTGCTTGGCTTAAAAGAAATAAGTTAATTGCACCCGCGGCTGGTAATGACACATATCGTAGCGGATTTTGCGAATATCGTAAGTGGAAATTTGATGTTGACAAAATTCCGTTTACAGAAGAAGAGCAATATCTTAGGTCTTATGGGTATGTAATAGATTCCGTAATAAACGGAAACCTTACTCAGGCAAGGGAACTAGTTCGGGACTATGCTCATAATCCTATCAGCATTATTCGCAACGCAAGAGAAAACTACAGCGAAGAAATCGCTGAGAAGGTAGCAAGTGTCATCCTCTCGTAGAATCGTTCGGCGGGATTAGCGTTCCGCCGTACGGCAAAACCATTTAAATCATTTAATTATGGACGAAGTAAAAGAATTAGAAAAATGGCTTGATAAAAAGTCTCGAAAACTCATTGAGAACTCTGATTGTGATTAGATGACGTATAGTTATTTCTTGGATAAAGATTTATTCGTACACATTGGATGGTCAGCAGAGTTTGAACCTAATGATGTTTCTGTTATTCACGCTGAATTTGACCCAAGATATGCCTTATGCGCAAAGGTGGGTGAAGAATCCCAGGATGACTACGAACATAGATGTATGCCGTGGGATACTGATACTGGTGAAGTTTTTAATTCAGAAATATCATTCAGTAGAACGGACCAAAATCTTCACAAGATAGCTGAGAATTTGATTCTTTGTTACCATGAGATTCGAGGGGAGCTGGATAATGGGACTCTAACCTTTTAAGGTAGAGCAAAGACCGGTATTTGGGAGACCGCATGCCGGTTTCAATAAACCAATTAAAATCAGATATTATGGACATTTTGTTGAACACATTTATCGACTTTGATAGATGGAGCTATGCCCTATCTAAAGGAGTTGATAAGGACATCAGAAAGGACCAACTTGAGTTTCTTGCAATGCCCTCTACGAGGATAGATTTATATTATGCAATCAAGAGCGGGAAATATCGCATTTCTCCTCCGCATACTGCAAAGATTCCGAAGGATAACGGAGATTTTCGTACGGTGTATGTGAACGAGCCTATTGACAGGGTTGTTCTCAGTATCATAAACGATATTCTCTTTGAACTGATGCCGGAAATGGTTCATTCTAGTTGCAAATCCTATCAAAAGGGAATAGGGTGCGGAAAGGTGGTGCAGGAAGTCAGCAAGACAATCTGCAATACCTCTGGGGATATCATAGGATGGAAATCCGACCTCAGTAAGTATTTTGATTCCGTTCCTCTTTCTTTTATTAACGCGGTTTTTGATAGAATAGAGGAAAAGTTAGGAAAATCAGCAATTATTTCTCTTCTGAGAGATTATTACTCATCTGACCTCTATTTTGACGAAAACGGGCAACTATGTCATAATTATCAGTCTCTGAAGCAGGGGTGTGCCGTGGCGGCATTTCTCGCGGATGCAATACTTTTTCACATTGATGAGAAACTCTCATCCATGGATGGGTATTATGTCAGATATTCAGATGATATGATTTTTGTGGGGAATGACCATAGGGCAGCTATGGAGTGTCTTGAATCTGAGTTGGCGAAGATGGATATGAAACTAAATCCCAAGAAAGTTGAAGAACTGAGATCTGACCATTGGTTCAAATTCCTCGGTTTCTCGATAAAAGGTAAAGACATATCCCTATCGTCGTCAAGAATCAAGAAATTTCAGAAAGAGATAGAATCTCGTACGATAAAGAGAAAGAACATATCTCTTACTCGGGCTGTGAATCTTGTAAACAATTTCCTCTACAAGGGGGATGGGACTCATAGCTGGGCTACCCAGATTCTGCCGGTATGCAATGTCAGGAAAGACATTGATACGCTTAATACTTTTGTGATGGATTGCTTACGAGCAGTATCTACTGGAAAGAAAAGAATCGGTGGCATAGGGTACATAAGAGACGGGAAAGACTCTTGCGTGTCAAGGGGAAAGGGTCGGAATGTTTCCGCGAATAGAAACAAGACGAGCAAAGAGATTCCTGGCTATCTTACTATGGGTTGTATGCAGAATGCTATGCGAACAAGCCGTGAGGCATATCGTACGTTGGTCTCTTCTCTGTGATTTTTTAAGCTCGGCACGGGGCGGATGTGCATTTGTTTCCTGACTTTCAAATTGTCAGGATCCGGTGAAGCAAGAACATCCTGGATAGCATCCAGGATTACTTCACCGGATCCTGAAATTATCAATATGTTATAGAATCGTGCATACGAAACACATGCTATCGGGAGGGCACTCAAGGATTATGTACTCGAGGAACTCATCCCATCTAAGGTTAATTCCTTGGATGGGAGCAAACCAAATAAACGAAACAATATGAACGAAAAATTGAATCAGTTCTTCAATGGACCTCTATCATCTATCTTTCGTGATATCTCTGAAGGCAAGGGATTCAGCGTTGATCTTATCAACAAGAATCTAATTGTTGCAAAAAAGAAGATTGTTACCGAAGGAAAATATGACGGTGACTCTGGTTTTCCAGATATGGAAGAAGACGAATGCCTTGATGCAATACGGGAACTATATAGAGAATATAAACACTCTATCCCATCAGAGAGGACTCAGTCTAAGAGGATGAATTATTTCTATGCCTTGCAAGAGAAGGACCTCGAAAGCGATGACATGTTCTATGGCGAGTATCGTGAGATAGCACAGGCGAGATTAGAAATCTTCCTGCTCTTCGCGGTAATTGAGAAAAGATTCCATTGGAAAGAAGGAATATGGGGATGGTTCTATCAAGACAAGGAAGAAGGCAACCTTATTCTTCTAAAACAATGGGTCTCTTAGTTTTGAATGAGGGAAGTGATATTCCCTTATTCAACAAATGAGTTAAATAAGCATTTATAACAAATTATTAATCAACCAATTAAAATCAAAGTATTATGAAAGACACAAAAGTTGTTTGCCCAGTATGCGGCGCGGAGTTCAAGATTGCAGAAAATGAGTACACCGCTGTAGGTACAGTTATCGGAAAAGATAGCGGACTCGGGACAATCAGTCCGGAGTTGGCGCACCCAGGATGTACTAAGAATAAAGCAGACGAAAGACTCGCGGCTCTTCGCAATGCTGGGATAGACACAAGTAATCTCTTTGCGATGCAGAATGCAAGCGGAGAGGGGATGATTGTAAGGCTCAAAAATGGTGTGCCGGAACTTGTCGCTGACGATGACCCAGTATTTGCCATGTTGAACAAGAAAGGTGTCATTCCGGAGAGGAGACTCTTCAGAAGATGGATTACATCTCAGATGTTCCATATGTTGACATACAAATCTTGGGACGGGCGTAAAAGTGGTTTCACTGAGGCTCTGAAACTCAAAGGATTCGATTATCAGTATCGTATGCTCCTTGATGAGTTTAAGACGCAGGCTAAGTTGGCCAAGTATGACCTGGAGGCTTATGCTGAAAGGAAGATTTTCTTCAATAACGTAGTTGCATCAAAACTCATTTTGTATTATGCAACATGTTTTAAGAATGCCGCGTTAAGTCATATGTATACGTCTGGTGGGGAAACATACTATTATATTCCACAGAGTGGTACATATAACGATAAGACTCTAAATGAGATGCTTGAGAACATCAAAAAGATTGCCTTCGATATCAACTTGGAAACCAATGCTGATGAGGTTTATAATCTTTACAACAAATTCATGAAGACATATTTTGTCAGGATAGATAGATTGAGGAATAGCCCGAATCAGTTCCGCGAGTGGATGGATGCGTACAAAGCAGCCGGTGCTTATTACACTATGAAGAACCTCATCATGTTCCACGGATGCAAACTGCGAGTAGATGGCAAGATGCTTTCTTCGGTAGATTCCTTGTCGTATCTGAACAGTAGGATTCGTGAAAAGTACACTGAGGGCTATATGCTTCTTGGGATGCTCAAGGAATTCCTTGCGTACAACAACGTTGACATCAAGGCAAAGATGGCAGAGTGGAGCAAAAACAAGAGAGCCTCCAGGTAGTCTTACTATGATACGGAAGAGTAAAATCTTCCGCATCATCAAAAACCAACTCAATCATTGTGCTATGGATAGGATAATTTACTTTATCTCGAGACGTCGTCTCTTGAGAAATATGTCACATCTCAGCGGACGACGTCGCGAGAACAGATCATGTAATTATAGGCAGAGTTCGGTCCTATTGATAGCACAAAAAGCAAAAAGCAATCTTTCTTTCATATGACCGCCGGTCTGCTAACCGGCGGCTATAATCTCATAATTATAGAAATGCCATTGATTGCTATTTGCTAAATCCAACGCAGGATGATGTTTCCCGTAGAGAGTAAATTCACATCCAGAGATGCGTCGTCTTCTCTGCCTCCTGGTGCTGTTCTACCTACAGCCCCAGTAGGCGTAGAATATCGTAATTCTATCATCTGACGCCACTGTACCTGTGCGCGTTACAGTGTCTTAAGATTTTAGAATTACTCGACGCCTTTCTGGATAGATTAATGAAATAAAGCACTGCGTCAATTCTCTTTGGGAAACGATGATACGAGGGAGTAGGCACTCCCTCATATCGCAAAATCTAACGCGAGATTATCATTGTCGGAGAATGTCAGTTCACAATCACGCGTCACATTAGCACGGTCCTCCTCTGTTTACGGGGACCGTTGCTAACGTCGAAGGGGGATTGCTGCTACAGGAAAACCCTGTAGCCAGCAATCCCCTTCGACTAAAGTTACGCTGGATTGATTGCATAAATAAAGATTCGCGTCAAATTCTCGTAGCAATGAAAAGCCGGGGCAGGCATGTTTCAGGTATCACTACTTTCAAACAGGCCTTTCAGAGAATTCTGTTACTACATGTGCCATTGCGTAACAGAATGATAGGGAAACGCCTAGTTATTGATAATATAAAGTAATGCCCAGGGGTGATTTCTGATGCAGGGATATGGAGTCTTAACGATTCCGTATCCCACAAAACCAATTTAACACAATAATTATGAAAGAGGATTCGATTGTATGTTTTCACTATTGCAAAACCAACGGATATTTTGGGAAGGTATTTGTGCCTAATATCCATAAGCTGCAAGACCTTTATGATGACCAGGTATTCATTTATGACTCTGACGAAGATGGGAATCCCATAAGGGACGAAGATTGGACTTTGACGAATTGTATGGGGCATGCTCTCATATCCGGAAAAGACAAGATTCAATCTCCGGTGGGAGTTCTTGATCTTGACGACAAGTATGATACATACGTAGTAAAGTATATCAAGGATTGCGATAATGACGAGCTTGAGTTGATTGCTCAAAAAGCGTATGATTCAGAAGATGATAAAGCATTAGCATATGCTCTTGAAAAGACGGGACTGCTTGTGGCAAAGTCAGTTTCATCCATTGCTATAGAGTACGATACAATATCGTTAGGAATAGAAACTAATGCGGGAGTCATAGATATTGAGATTGATGACCATCGATACATGTCCAGGGGTGCGCTTATTTCTGGACTTGCTGATGGTTTTGAGCATAGATTCATCATGGACAGCGCAATTAAAATTGCCGAGGATATCCTTGATGCTCGTTGTGGGGTTTTTTGCTCGCATGAATACTAATTGATGTATTCCGGAGGCGAACTCCGGATATGTCCTATTAACCAATTAAATTTGAATCATGAAAAACGAAGAAAGTATCAATCGCATTGAATTGCGCGGTATCGTGGGTTCCCAGAGAATCAGCAGCGTGGGGGACGTTAAAAGAATCGTATTTTCTGTCGCTACCAACCATGTATATAATTCTAAGGAGGGATCCTCTCCTTTCATAGAAACTACTTGGTTCCAATGCGTGGCCATGGATAAAGACCTTAATCTTGAGGACGAGAGATTCCGGAAAGGCAATGTCATTCACATTGAGGGCCGTTTGCGCTCTCAAAGATACACGAACGGAACAGGAGGAGATGTTAATATATATATAGTCATCGTCTCCAAGATATTTGACGATTAGGGCATAGCACGGTGCTATGTCTACTGTACAATCAAAAACCAATAAAATTATGGAAAAAGTAATTGATGGTGTTACCTATAACACCGAAGATGCGCAGCTCCTCTATGAGGAAGAAACTTGCTGTCAGGGCAATGTATCCTACATAAAAAGGGCCTACAGGTCTAAAGACGGGAGATTCTTTTTTGAAACTTTTCGCATAGACATCAGAGAGTCTGAATTTGATATCCAACTTCCTGATGCAGAAGAACTTAAAGACCTGAAACAAAGGTATATCTTTAAATAGGTGAGCCAGACGCCCGGAGGTTAATTACCTCCGGGTGTTGCAAATAACCAATTTATCAGTAACTTTGTGAAGTTTCACTAAAGTTATGTCATAACACAATGATTTAATTGGTTAAGGTGCGGAAATGTCGTAGAAGATATTTTCGCACCATTTTTAAGAATGCTAACATTTCGTACGAGGTCGTGTCAAGGCTGATAGTGCCTTGATTTTTTGCTTAAATTTTAATAAATTAGCGCAAACATTTAGTCGTGTAACGCTATCTACTTATCAACCAATTAAATCAATATTATGAAACAATTTGCAGTTTACATTAGGGTTTCAACCCAAAGACAGGGCCAGAGTCACCTTGGTCTTGAAGCGCAACTTGAATCTTGTCAATCTTACATCAGCAAACAAAATGGAGTAATATCCAAGGTGTTTCAAGATATAGAGAGCGGAAAGAGTCGTACGCGCCAGGGACTGTGGGATGCTATTGACTATTGCAAAAGTACAGGAGAGACTCTTGTTATAGCAAAACTCGATCGTCTTGCAAGGGACATAGAATTCACCTTTCGCGTGATGAATACCGGCATTGACATAGTGTTTGCCGACATGCCGATAGTAAACACGATTATACTTGGGGTATTTGCGAGTGTGGCTCAATACGAGAGAGAACTGACATCCAAGCGAACTAAAGATGCCTTAAAGGCAAAGAAAGAACGCGGAGAGCTTACAGGCGGGTGCAACGAATTATGGGGCAAGAATACCGGTGCGGACAGGAAAGAAGCCATAGGTAATATGGTAGATGCCTCGTCCAGGGTAAGGCGCGAACGTGCGGTCAATAATCCCGCTAATCGTGATTTCCGCGACTTTATCTCTGACTGGGAAGCTATACACGGAAAAATAGGATGTGGTACTGATTGGCAAGCAATATCGGATAAACTCAACGAACGTGGAAAGAAAACATCGACCGGACTTGAGTTCAATCCAAATAGAGCAAAGGCAATGTATTATAAAATATTGGGTCTATATGCGTCACTCTAACAATCCATTATTTGTCCTCTTTAATTATAAGAGACTTGTAAACTATCATAAGTATCATCATAATAAGATAGGATTAAAGATGGTAAGGAGGGTGAAGTGGGCTACAATAGTGTTCATAACATCATTTTACATGCTATTTCTTCTTAGTCGTGTCGTACCTGAATTTGACATGTGGTTAGCGGACTTATTGCATATCCCCAAAGATATTTGGGTATCTGAGTTCGTAGATGCCTTATTATCGCTCTATAAGTCTATACCAGAAATACTGTTGCTTATAATTGTTGTAGGCGTCGCTGTAATACTTTTTATCCTTTTTGCTTTTGGACTAGTATGATGATGTTTTTGTTATATGTCCACTATAGTGGATGGTTTTTTATAGGATCCTTAGTATATTCAATCCTTGCCGTATTAATTTTTGGTAGTCTCTTTACTGTTATACTCTCAAAATTCACATATTGGGAGTATGCGAGTGAAGAAGCATCAAAGAGGATATACACTCAGGACTATAAAGAGTTCGAGGAAAGAAGACTGAAGGAAGATAATGTCACGACAATCAGGCAATGGAAAAATGATAGGTACGCCTATGACGTATGGACTTGGCTACAGCTTACCAAGCGTAATTTCGGATGGGAGCCTTATTCTGATTTGCCATTTCCTGAATGGGTAGAGAAGTTGCATCCGGAAAAAAGGAGGATATGGAGAAACACCAATAGCTCTATATCTCCTGGATACCCCGGAGACTCATCTCAGCCTAGTCGTTTCCTCGCTCACTCAGTGATAGAGATTAATGGCAAAATAAGGTTTAAAGATCCAGAAACAGGAGAGTTTTATTAGTTTTGAAGTATGATTCTGTCGTTAGGGCTTACAAGATTCGTTGATGCCGAAATCATGACGATTAACGGCGTAGAGGGCGTATTCATTCCTATACGCCCAAACGGAGACTTGGTGATAAATCCATCAGGTGAGAGGTCCGTCTATTGTAAAATAGGCCTGCTCCCTGACAGGACGATGAAAAAGTACGACTACGTAGGGAGATTGCTAGTTCCTGATTCTTCTCTGGATTCGGACCTGGAGATTCCAGACGGAGTCCTTAAAAGGAAAAACGTCGTATGGGGCTTTGCCACAAAAACGGAGACCCGCACGGGATTCGTCACCGTAGATGACTTCAACTCTATAGTTGGAGAGTAACGTATTATGTCTTACCGGGAGTGATGTCCCGGTAAGGCGCGAAATCATTTTTTGAGATAGTTCAATTCTGCCTGTAATTCGGCAATCTTCCTGGTTAAAGCCATAATAGTTTCGTCCTTGCTTTTGAGTGTAAACTCATATGAAGAGGCAAGGGCGTTCTTTATGTCTTCAGACGTGGGACCAGTAGGGACTTGATTCTCTATTTTAGTGGAATCATCTCCGGATTTAAGTTCCGGCTCCTCTCCCGTAACCAGCCAATCTATACTCACATCGGGACACTTTTGTTTCAGTTTATATAGGATACTCTCTCCTATATCGCTGTCTTTATCTGCTGCGTTCCAGATATATCCACTGCACAGATCCAGTTTTCTCTCGAGGTCTCTCTGAGTCATATTGTGCTCTTGGATGTATTCCTTGAGGCGATGGATGGCTTTGATTCTATCTTTGCTCATATACGTGCGATAAAAATTATAAAAAATATGCGATTGGGTTTTGTGATATTACAACAATAATCTACATTTGCATAAACGATTTGTGGGTTTAAACGTATCCTACATATCGGCTAACCTAAAACTATCAACAAATGTCTGAAAAATCTAAAATAGATGCAAGGAGTTTTATAGAAATCTGGAATTCCTTGACCGACCTCGAAATACGAGGGATGCGAGAAATCCTCAATAGAGAGGGCGTATCTGACGATGCGCTAATGAATTGGCGAAAGGGGAAAAGTATCCCACGGAAGCCTTATATAAAGATTATTATATCCGCTCTGAAGACCGGAGGCTACAGTACAACTCCAGAAACATTGTTCCCTGTAAAGTAGCAAATTATGGATAGGGTTGGAGTAATTGCGGAAAACCTCCGCGACGTATTGAAGCCCATGGTTGCGATGATTGTAGCTCAGGTAAGTCCTAAAGAAGACTACTTGTCCAAGAATAAGGCATACGAACTATATGGGCGGAGATGGATTGATGGACATATCAGGCGGGGAAATCTTAATGTGAGATATGTCGGGAGCAGTCGTCAACTGTCTAAGGTAGATATTGAATTACTTATAGCGGCGGAAAAGGAGCGTCCAAGCATACTATGAAAAACAGATTCTTCACGAGAAAAGACGGGGCAATACTTGTTGGTATTTCCGTATTTACGTGTTGTGTCCTGATATCGATGTTCTCGGCAGTAACTAATATGCTTGCATTGTGGGCCATAGGAGCTGTATTGTCTGTTATTGTAGCATGCTTATATCTTCAGATTGCAACAGACATGGACGAGCGGCGTGCTGCCGTTGAAAATCTGATGTCTAACATCGAAAGAGTGCTGGAGAGCGAAGAATACGGAGACCTTACACTTGAGTATTCATACGGAAGATACAGTTTTGAGGTTGCCATGCGCATATCGTTCGACGAAAGAAGAGAGGAGACGGGAGTAGAATTTTTGGGAGATAAAGAGACATACCTAAAACGTACAAATATTTGCGCAGAAATCCTCGATGTCACGGAGTGGTACGAAGATGAAGAGGTGTTCATGCGTGAGGTGCATTCCCTTGTGGGAGACACCATTAACCTATGAAAAACTTTTCCCGGAGCGGGTGAATCTTCTCCGGGGAGCCAATGCTCATTGCATTGATTGTTTGGTTTAATTGGTTCAGGGCCCTGTGATGTAAATGGGAACATGAATATGAATATGAGGGTTCGAATCCCTCTGGGGCCCCAACTACAAATCATTAATGTAATTCTAACCTAATTAACCTATGGAAGAAAAGAAAGCACTTACTCCGCTTCAGGAGTTTAACCGTACTCTGATGAATCCTGCTACTCAGGAGTATATCAAGGGCGTTCTCGCAGAGAAGAAGCAGACATTTATGAACAATATTGTTGCGCTTGTATCTCTCAATAGGGACCTCCAGAGGTGTAAGCCTATGACTGTGGTATATGCAGCATTGAAGGCTACCGCCCTCGGACTCCCATTCGAACCGTCTCTCGGACAAGCATGGGTGATACCATACAATTCAAAGGATGGCGCAGTTGCCCAATTCCAGATGGGAGCAAGGGGATATGTCCAGCTTGCTCTTCGTACTGGAAAATTCCAGAGAATCAACACCATTGCAGTGAAAGAGGGCGAGCTAGTGAATTACGATATACTCACCGGTGATCTTGAAATCAAAGCCGTTCCTAATAGGGAATCAAAACCGACTATCGGGTACGCGGCATATTTCAAGGCTGGGGATTATGAGAAGGCTCTGTACTTGAGTAAGTCAGAGATGGAGGCTCATGCCAAGCGTTACTCAAAATCTTACTCGTCAGGTCCTTGGTCTACCAATTTTGACGAGATGGCCGAAAAGACCGTACTTGCAAGGCTGCTAAAAAAATGGGCTCCTATGGCTGCTGACAATAGCCAGTTGCAGGAGGCCATCAGATACGACCAGAGCGTTATAGAGGAGCCTGATGGAGAGCCTATATATGTTGACGGATATACTGCTGAAGAGCAGAATGTCAATGCCGTTAACGATAGGAAGGCTGGGATGAAGAAAACTGGTGTAACTCCGGATAATCTCCTGTAGTCTATGGCTTCCCATAATAAATATGCGACCCTTACCGGTGAGGCACTTGAGCAGCATCTGTCCAAGTACCTCATCAGTTCGTGGTCGTATTCCGCAGTGTCGTGTTTCTCTCGTAACGAAGCAGAATTTGAGAAATCATATGTATATCGGGAGAGGAGCCGCAGTTCCGCTTCATCCGTAGCCGGTAGTGCATATCATAAGTCTTTGGAGGACTACTTCAAAAAGATGATGCTCGGGGAGCCTGAGCCATCACTTGTGGAGATGGAAACTACAGCATATCAGTTTATCGATGATGTCCCGGCAAACGAATGGAAGATTCAAAAATCCACCCCTTCCGTAGAATCCTGTAAAACAGAAGCAACCAAAGCCGTTACCGCTCTTCTGGAGTCATTCTATCGGGAAAAATCCATGTATTCTGACGAGATAGAAGAGGTCTTGGGTGTTGAGCAGAGGATAGAGACCTGGCTTACGATCAATGGCGTAGATATACCAATACCTTGTCACATGGTTCTTGACCTCGTTGTCCGGACCAAGTCGGGGAAGACTGTCATTATTGACCACAAATCAAAAAGAGCTTATACTGATGAAGCCATTCTCGCGCTTACCAGGGGGTCTCAGTGCATGACATATGTCTTGGGATATGAGACCGAATTCGACTCTGTTAAGATTGATGAGGTGTGGTTTATAGAGAATAAGATTTCTACAAATAAGGACAGGACTCCTCAGATGCGTAAGTATGCTATTGTCATGGATGATGATACAAGGGCGTACTATTCCAGCATTCTATACGAACCGGTAAAACGGATGGTTGGAGCCGTTTCCGACCCGGATTATGTCTATGTTCAGAATTACGGTGACAACATGTCTGATGTCGCAGAGTTAATGGAGTTTAAGACCAGAACTCTCATTTCTGACATAGAAGACTTTAACGTACCAACCGATAAAAAGGAACTTATTGCAAAGAGGCTGAAAAAGGTGAAAGATTCATCAAGAAAGATGATTTCGCCAAAGGCTATAACGGCATTCCGTAAGCACGCTGCCTCCTTCATTACTTACGATTATTCAATAGCCGATATGGATAATAAACAGAAAATAGAACACGTATTGAGGACATTCGGATGCCTCACCCAGGTCGCCCACGAAATCATAGGATTTTCGTCTAATACATACCTTCTGGAGGTTAGTGCCGGAGTAAAACTATCCGACATCCAGAGGTATCGTCTTGACCTTGCAAGCGCGCTGAATGTATCGGACGTGCGAATCAGTAATTCCCTCGTAATGTATGAGGGAAAGTCATATCTCTCTCTCGAGGCTAATAAGAAAAGGACGGAAACCCTTATGTGGGACCAGGCTCTCCTTGAAGGACGGAAGATTCCTCTCGGGCTGGATAATTATCGCAATACAATAATATGGGATCTCGACAATTCAAGTACGCCGCATATGCTTGTGTGCGGGTCGTCCGGAAGCGGAAAGAGCGTCCTCGTAAGAAGCGTTATCGAATACGCAAAACTGGCGGGGATAGAAAAGATTTATGTGTCGGATCCCAAATGGGAATTCACAAATGTTGCCGGCATAAAGACCTTTAATGATACATATGACATTGAGGTTTTCCTCAATTCGCTCGTTGATACAATGAACTATAGAATCGAGAACGGCATTGTAGAGCCTACTCTCGTAGTCATTGATGAATATGCAGACCTCAAGGACGGAAGCCGTACTCAGCGTCAGTTGGATGAGGGGGAAAGGCTTCTGGAGGTTAATATTAAGAGGCTGCTTCAGAAGGGAAGATCTTGCGGAATAAGGATGCTTATTGCAACTCAGAGGGCTTCCGTGAAGATAATTCCTGGAGACCTCAAGGCAAATGCTGCTGTGCGCGTGTGTATGAGGATGCCGGAGAAGAAAAGTTCTATCGTAGTTCTGGATGAGTCCGGAGCGGAGATGTTGTCAGGAGGAGGTGATGCTCTTATCGTTTCTCCAGAATATATGAATCAGTCAAGAAGATTTCAGGGTTTCTTTTTTCAGGAATAGTTATGAATACAATAAGACTAAAGGATGAATGGATAGAGGGAGCGAAGGCCCTCAAGCCTGATACCGGGGCTATGGTATTGGGTGCAATTTCCTATTTCCTTGCGACCGGAGAGGAACTGGATACGGAGGATTACGATGCTTCCATCGCTCTCGATATGATAATGCCATCCGTCAAGATTGAGAGGCAGAAGTCTATGAGGAGGAGAGAATTGGCTAAGATTAAGAAGGCCGTGTCAGAGGAAAAGAAGCCTGAAGAGAAGAAGGAGATTGAGACTCCTGTTTCGGAAAGCATGGTACTTCCTGTTCTTGATCTGCCGGAAGAAAAGGAGGAAGACGTGGTTCCACTCGTATCCCCAACTGTCGTTCCGAAGAAGAATATGCTGTCGAGAAAGGACGCGGAATTGGCACAAATTATTACTTCTGATTGGAACCGGATATGTGTATCTCTTCCGAAGATAAGAGTCATCAACGCTACCAGAATGGAGCAGATTAAGAGAAGGCTTGCGGAAATGGCTCCATACGGAGATGGGGATGGATATGTCGTTATGAAAGAGTGCTTCTACCAGATGCAGAATTCAAAAGTTTGCACCGGGGCATCGATAGACTGGAAAGCGGATTTTTCGTGGTTCATTTCAAGCCCTAATAATTGGGTGAAGGTATTCGAGGGCAAATACAAGAATAACAACTACGAAAAACAGCACAAAGATAAGACGCTGACAGAAATCATAGACCATGACCAGAAACTTATCAAGGCATATCATCAGTGCCTTGAAAAGATGGGTGTTGATAGTGATAAGTACACTCCTCAGGACTTCCTTCGCGACTATAACAAAGCAAAGGAGAATAATGGAAAAGTCTTCTATCAAGATGAATACGCCATTAGCGATGAGGAAATTCTTCAGCAGGAAATTGACGAACAACTTGCGCTTATTGAGTCATGAGAATTGAAACAATAATGTCTTATCGTAAGAACGGAGCGCGTTTGCGCGATTGTATGCCGGCTGATGCAATGGCAAGACTCTGCGCTTTAGTTGAGAAGTTGCATTCCATTAGGGGCACGAAACCTAAGGACGGGGAGTCTTTCGCTGTTGCCGAGGAACTCTATAAGAGGCTGAAAGAGACATACGGGTCAATAACCTTTGAGGAAATGGAGATAGTGACCAGAGACGGGCTTTATTCTTCAACAAAGAACATAATGCTGTCACCCCTGGGAATCTATTCCATGATAAGGGATTATGTTGACTCGGATGAGTTTCTCGAAGCGAACAGACGTCTCAATTATGTCGGAGAAGCAAGGCAACTTGCTGCCTATACCCCAAGCCAGGAAGATGAGGATAAGGGTGTGCGTAGGATGATAATGAACGACTATAATCATTTCTACAAAAATGGCAACTGGAAGGGTCTTGTGAGATGTACTCTCCCCCGCGGCACGTATTGTTACGATTATCTGGTAAGAACAAATCGTATCGATCCAGACGCTTGGAAGGACTATCGTGGCAAAAAACTCTCTACTCATAGCATGTTCTCGACTGTCCTGGATGAGAATGCAGACTCTGAAACCTGTGCAAAGGCTGTGGCTTATACCAGGTATATAGAAAATAAGGCCAACGAAGCCAAGGCTAAATTATTAGAAACCGAAGATTTAATGTGTTAAAACTATGGCATTATCAGAAACATTAACAGTGTGGGAAGCCGTTGATCCGGATGGCAAGGTCTTCCTTTATCCAATGAAACCAGTATGGAGAACTCATTTGGGAATGTGGACTTGCCCCCATATAGAAGGGAGCCTCCAGCAGACAATTAGAAATGTCCGGTCCAGAAGGAAATACGTTAGTGGCGAGGAGCCTCGTAAGATTACGATATCCAAAGACGAATATCTAAGAATAGCAACATTGTATAGGTAGTATGGAATTCGATAAGAATGACGAATTCGGGAATATTGAGGTCATAATGCTCAATCTCGCTTATATGTTTATCTGGGCGGCTCAGGTTGCGATAGAGAAACTGGATAAGGGGCTTATGATCATGGGCACGGCATCAATACGTGGCAAGGAAGAAAAGTTGGAGGCGGCGGCAAACCTCTTCAAAGCATCCGTACTTGCTATGTGCGAATCCGGTAAGATGACGGCCAAGGCAGAGGAACTTTTGGGCAAAGCTGCTAAAAAGATAAACTCGGCTTCCGAACAGATGAGCAAAGCCTCTAATCTCCTTGAGGCAACCAGAGCTCAGCTGGAGGTATTTGACGAAGATTTTGCGCTGATGTCCCAGCAGAACTTCACGCAACTTCAGAGAGATGCTAATGAGTTGCTTGCCATGACGGTACTCTACCTCTATAACTCATATTGCGACATAAATACTATTCCGAAGACATTTGACTTCCTTGAGCATGCTAATAACGAACCCGTTCATAAGTATGTTAAACAGGTCGCAAAATATTTCCTTGAAAAATCACTAAATCTCAGATAGCCTCATGAACTACAAGATTATCGAAGACGTTGTTTCTAAGCAATTTGATGTGAGCATAGATGAAGTTAGAAGGGGAGGACGCAAAGGGTTTAAAAGAACCGTAACTGATGCCAGACACTTTATCTGGTATATACTCCATGTTTGCATGGGATACAGAGTTTCTGCCATAGCAAGGGAATATAACGTAACCGTAAGGAATGTTTTTCTGAGCGTGTCATCCGTGCGTCAATCTATTCAATACCACCCATATATGAGAGGACACCTTAGGCAGATTATTGACAATTTAAAAGACCTTGAAATATTATGATGGACGAAGAAATACTTGTGCTCACAAATGACATAGAGAAAAAGTGCGTCAAGTGTGGGAGGATCCTTCCTACGACGGCTTTCTATGGGAAGAAAGATGCAAGAGATGGATTGCAGTCGTGGTGTAAGGAATGCCACAGCTTGTATCACAAATCTCGTGGGACGCACACACAGAAGGTTCTAATAGAACTAAACGATGTTAGGCTTGGGCAATTATATCAGGCAGCAAAGGACGCCGGCAAATCTTACAGAAAGAGTATAACTGCGTTTCTAAGGAATTTAATTGAACAAATAGAAAAAATATGATGACTATAGAAACAATAGAGGTCGCGGGACTTGCCGGGGCATTGACTGCATTAAGATTGCCTTTTGGCAAGGAGGCGAGGAGCCATATTGAATCACAGGTTGGATTTCATCCGTCCGAATTTGGAGAGAATCCATCATTTGGAGGATCTTCCATAATAGTCATAGATCCCAAAGACCTTACCCTCATGCAGACTCTGATTAAGAGAGGGGACGAACACGCGAAGGTTATCAGAGGGATCAATGTATGGGCAAAGATAACCGCAACAAGGAAGTGGTGGAGTGAATGTGACACCTATCGCTGCGGAAGAGAAAGACTCGCATCCGGATCTACCATGCACGAACTTGGTCAGAGACCCTTATCTGTTGATGACTTTGAGGTAAGTGACTATGTAAGGGAGTGTCTCACTCCGTTACCTACACCGTCATCCTACAATACAACATTGCACTTTGATGTTCCGGAGAAGTTGGAATGCAGAATACTCAATATGTACGGAAGAGATTATGAGGTTTGGAACAATGGTGATATCTATGCAATGGAATTCGTAAGTGAGGACAAGATGCCAAATGGGAAGATTCGCAAAAGAACATTCCCCAAAACCAAACTGAAACTTGGTTATACAAGGTCTGCGACAGGATATTTCCAGGTAGGTATCGGTGGAAAAAAGGGTAAGATTGAGATGATCCATCGCATCATGGCTATGGCATTTGTCCCGAATCCGGACAACAAACCATTCGTCAATCACATTGACGGAGATAAGGGCAATTGTTCGCCTTCTAATCTTGAATGGTGTACATCTGCGGAGAACAATGCTCACGCAAGGAAGATGGGTCTAATATGTGATACCATTAGATCGCGCTATTTGTCATACAAGTCATCACGAAAATATTCCGAAGAAGAAATTTCTAATTGGAAAATAATGAAAGCAGGAGGGATGACTTACGAGGAAATATCAAGACATACAGGTGTAAATAAGACACTTATCGCGAATTACATTCTTTACGACGGCACTTGTAGTGCATCGGAGCATACTTACGATTTTCGGCAGGCTTATAAACTTGAGCAAGATATTGACTACATCAATAGTCTCATGCAGTTATATAATGAGACTAAAGATGCAGACATACTTAATGATATCAAGGATGCTCTCCCGGAAGGATACCTACAGACGAGAGTTGACATGTTCTCCTACCAAACCTTGAGACGGATTGTTACACAGAGGCACGACCATAGACTCCAGGAATGGCACACATTCATCGATTGGGTCAAGTCCCTCCCTCTGGCAAAAGAACTGGTATTTTGTGGCCTGAATGAAGATAACTGAGACCGTAGGAAGAAGGATTTATTGGATGGGGATAAATAAGATGCTTTCGGGGGTCGTCCAATCCATAAGAGTCCTTGAAGACTATAAGACCGGATCCACGACAAGAGTCTGCTCCGTACTACTTGGAAACGGGAAGTTCGTAGAGGTACAAGCCCGTAGTATTAGAAAAGTTGACTGACCTAAAATTTAACCTATGAAGAAACAATTTATGAAGAGAGCCCTAACTCTCGGAACTACGGCATTAGCATCCTTCGCCGTAGCGTACCTGACGAGGCACACATTCTTTTACCCCGTGCCATTGATTGCGTTGTTCATTTCTGGCGAATCTGCTATTCGTATTGTTGTTGAAAGCATCCAAGAGGCAAGGAGGAATGGATCGGGATTGGATTAAAGAACCACTAAAGGTGGTGACAACATTCTCCGGAATGGATGCTCAGTGCCTTGCACTGGAGAGATTGAAAGAGAATTTCCCTTCATTTAATTACGAATTATTGGCGTGGAGCGAAATAGACAAGTATGCTATAGAAGCCCATAATATCCTATTTCCTCAGTGGTCTGACCGGAATCTTGGAGATGTGACAAAGGTTGATTGGAAGGCATTAAACGAGAGAATAGGTGATGTAGACCTCCTGACATGCTCATCTCCCTGCACTGATATTTCATCAGCCGGGAAACTTGAGGGTATGGAGAAGGGGAGTGGTACTAGGAGTTCTCTAATATGGGAATATCCAAAGATGATCCAGTTTCTAAAGCCTAAGTATTCAATTCTCGAGAATGTTATAGGGCTGGTAGGTAAGAGATTTGGAAAACAATTTGATGAACTTGTTGAGTTAATTAGAGAAGAAGGATACTCCTGCGATTGGAAGGTAATGAATGCAAAGGATTACGGTGTTCCACAAAATAGGAAGAGAGTTTTTCTTGTGTGCATTAGGGAAGATTGCAGCGACAAATCATTTAGATTTCCAGACCCCATACCGTATAAGGACCAGCTGATAGACCTGGTAGAAAAAGACGTAGAGGACCGGTATTACTTATCAGAGAGCATGGTAGAGAAATTCTTTAAACACAACGAAACACGGTTAGGTGGCTTCGCCTTCAAACCAAGGGAAATAGATGGGGGGGGCAATCGCGAGCTGTCTGAGGGCGAAGACTCCCGATGGTCATACCGATAACATGTTTATAGAATATGAAAAATAGAAATGTATTCGGCCTAAGCCGATCTCGAGACAAATATGGCAATGTTATAAAACTATCTGAATCGGATTACGTGATGTGTATTCACTCCAGAGTTAGTTCAGGACATGATAATATGTGGGTACTTATTGGGGGGGAATATATGAAAAAAACTGAACATATGGAAAAGACAAAAAAGCCAGAGGGCAAAGGGTGGATATGGAGCGAAGAAAAGAATAAATGGTATCGCATACGCCGCTTGACTCCACGAGATGCCCTTCGTATAATGGATGTAGACAGTAAGTATGTTGATTTGCTTATGGGAACCATGGAAAAGAAGGGCAATCCAACCAGGTTAATAAGCGATAGCCAACTCTACAAGATAGCAGGCAACAGTATCGTTGTTAACTGCCTCTATCTAATCTTTATAAATATGTTCTTTCCTGGAATAGAAGTAATGGAGAAGAACGGACCAATCCAATTATCATTATTCTAATTACAATAACCTAAAATAAAAGTAATGGAGGAATAAACATGCTATGCAAAGAACTACAAATTGGGGATTGGATAACTGATGAACACGGAATCCCCATGCAGATTACCATTGTAGGCGAAGACTATGCCTATGCCACATTGGTTGGCTTAGAAGGAGACCTCTGGGAGTTGTGTGATAAGGAGGGATTCGAGCCACAGCCTATCCCACTCACTCCCGAAATTCTTGAAAAGAATGGGTGGTGGTATGATGTGGAAGATATGTGGCTACACGATGAAGTTGATTTCGGAATTGAAAGATGGAATGGAGGATTCCAATGCTATAACATAACTCGAATCAAACTTGATTCAGTCCACGAACTGCAAAGAGCGTTAAGATGCTGCGGATTGTGGGATATGGCAAACAATTTTAAGGTATAGTTATGAAAAAGAAACTCTACACAAAAACCGAGAAGGGCAGATACGAAGAATATCAAGTGCCTGATATAGATATTTCCGAAACTCTTTTTAGGCGGATAAACGGAAAGTATGTTCCAGTATCTATCAGATGCACCAATGACCTTCCCGAAGGCGTCTGGGTAGTAACAAGGGGAAGGTCAAACAGAGAGATTATTAGCGGAAAATATCTCAAAGAGTTAATGATGATTGACAAAGTATCAGACTTGCAAGAAATACCAAGTCTTGCTGAGTTAGGTGCTATGCGGAAGTGTGCTAATTATATTCTTGAAGAAATTGGAGACATTAGCACAATGACAAAAGTTGAGATAGTCAATGCTATGGTCGGAAAGGTATTTGAGTATTCTAAAAGAGGATAGCTATGATAAAAGATTTAACAATCAGTTATGTATGCAATGGCATAGAGACCACCTTAACAATAAAAGATGACCACTATGACAATATGCCTTACAACCTTGCAGATATGTTCGAGAAGGTAATAAGAGAGTCTGATGCTAATCCACAGATGGTCATTGAAGGTTTGAAAGCTGCATTTCAGTATGAGTAAGAGGAAATACTGCTACGAATTTACCGAGCATCGGCAATACAAGTGTTGTGAGTGTGGCAGGACAATGCATAAACCTACATCACATTATTGCAATGGGCAATTAAGAAAACACAATTTAAAATTCACAAAATATGAAACAATTTAATTTAGAAGAATATCTCGCAAATCCCTCAAGGAAGGTGGTAACGAGAGAAGGAAGAAGTGCAAGAATTATTTGTACCGATGCAAAGGAGGGCTATCCAGTTGTTGCGTTGATAACATTAGAGGGCTAACATGGTGGATACGAAAAGCCCGAAACATATACAAAGGATGGACGCTGTTATGTCGGGATACAAACTGATTTAGACCTTTTCTTTGCCATAGAAAAGCGCAAAGGCTGGGTTAATATATATCGGGACACGACAATTGGAGGGATTGCATTTTACAAATATATATATCTTTCAGAAGAAGAGGCGAAAAGAAATTCCGGCCCTGGTGTTATCGCAACAGCCAAGATAGAATGGGAGGAATAATTATGGCAAAAATTATTTACAAGGAAGGATGTGAAGGTCAAAATAAAATGTACTGCATCGAAGGAATTGAGATTGAATTGCTCAATAGACAGAAGGTGCTCATCTATCCAAAGTATACAGCAAGGCAGATGCTAATGCCGGAGTATATAAGCAAGTGGAGTGTTAAGGATGAGATAGAGATTGAGGCTCTAAAAGTTGAAGATACCAACGGCAAGACTGCGGTATTGTTGAATCTTGGTAGTCCTGCAGCAGCGTGGGTGTCCCTATTTGGGTCTGACAAGTACGGAAACTTCTGTCTTCCTTCTTTGCTTGCTGCTATGGAAATCCAGCATCAGAAGGCAGAGATAGATGTCCTCGCAAAGACTATTGAAGGAGCAGACCTCCTGAAAGACTTTACTTCCTTCGTGTGGTCTTGTTCTCGTTGCAACTATATAGGTTGTTGGTGTTCATGCAGCAACGGCGCTTATGCGAACTTCTTATACTTGGACGACTCTTGCTTGGTGGTTCCGACAATACTTTATCGTTAAATCAGTTAGACTATGAAAACAATTGAAGAAAGAGCAAAAGAATGCTCCTATAAAATTTACACATCCGGAGTAGAATGGTGGCGTGATTCAAATAGTATGATTGAGTTCGGTAAACTTTGCTATAAGAAATGCGCAAAAGAACAAAAGAAGATTGACATAGACAAGGCTTGCGAGTGGTTGGAATCATACATTGCGTGTGGTGTGTCTCCAGAGGGTACTTACGCATTCGTAGCGAAGTTCAGAAAAGCAATGGAGGAATAATTATGACCATAGAAGAAATTATCAAAAAGTGGCTGGACGAAAGAGACCGTCTATCCCTGAAAATGGACTTTTGCAAAGAGCACAATCTGCCTCACGAGAGAGAATTTCTCTGCGAGAGAGATAAGGCAATCAGTGATGTCCTGTTTGACCTAAGGTTCAACTTGAATAAAGAGAAATAGTTATGAAATTATTTATTGTTGTTAATGACTACTCTATCATGGAGCAGCATTGTGGTGAGTTTCGTGACTGTTTCCTTGACGAAATCAAGGCTTATCAATATGCATTAAAACTTTCTAATGATAATATGGGTGATACAATTCGCGTAATTGAGAAGGACTTTAGTACCGAGTAAAAGCAATGGAGGACTAATTATATTAGCTATGAAATAATTTGCAACAACCTAAAACGTATGAAAAGAATAATCGCAATAGACCCAGGCAAGGTTGGGTTTATATCTGTCCTTGATGAAGAAGGTTGGAGATTCCTATCGTTAGCCGAGAGTGATGATAGGACAATCGCAGACTTTCTACGGGAAAACTACAGAGAAGATTCTGTTGCCGTGATGGAAGAAGTGCATTCCATATTCGGAGCATCAGCGGGCTCCACATTCTCATTCGGTTCCATCTATGGAATGTTGTATGGTATGCTCATAGCCTACGGGTATTCATACCATCTTGTTCAACCTAAAACTTGGCAGTCCGAGATCTGGGATAATAAGGATAAGGTATTTCTTCCGCCTAAAATTAATAAGAATGGGAAAACGATAAAAAGGATCAACACAAAAGAGACCTCAATCAATGCGGCTAAGAGGCTATTCCCTGGCATAGATTTCCGGCGCAATAATTCTTGCAAGAAGATTGACGACAATAAGGTTGATTCTGTTCTCATCCTTGAGTATGCAAGGAGGAAGAATCTATGAGCACTCTTCCAGAAGTAAAGGAGGCTCTGCTCAATATGCATATATCTCAACTTAATATCATTGACAAGTTTCTCTCAAACTTGATATCCGAACGCTCTGATAAGGCATATATCCGTAGATTTTTAGTTCTATGGAATTATATGGAAGATGCCCTTATGGAGTATGATGAAGAGATAGACATTCAGGAGGGGAAGAACATAAAGTCTTCTACCTATCGCAGGATATTCATCTATATGATGCATAAGCACTGGATGCCCAGCCTCTCCATCTCTGCCATAAGCGAAGTGACCGGTTTTGAGAGAAGTTCCATTAACAGGATGATTAAGGACGTGGAAACCTGGCTAAAACTGCCGGGAGAACAGGGCAGAGCATCAAATAATGCCTTGGCCACTATAGGATGTTTATATGAAGAATATTTTAAAAACGAAGAATAGCACACATGAGAATTAATGTAAAATTTCTGCACAATGATGCGACAATGCCTGTTCAGGCACATGGGGATGATTTTGGATATGATGTAAGAGCCGTATCCGTAGAGAGAATAGGGTTTCTCACATATAGGTATCACACCGGTTTAGCCTTCCAACCACTCAGCGACCATAGGAATCTCGTTGCTATAAGCGCGAGATCCCGCTCAAGCATATGGAAGAAGGGAATGATACTGGCTAATTCAATAGGAACCATAGATAGCGGATATACCGGGGAAGTAACCTTCGTATTCTTCCATATATTCCCATGGAAAAAGAGATATAAGGTTGGAGAGAAGATTGGTCAGATACACCTCGATATCGCTCCATATATGAACTTCTCCGTTGTAGATAATTTTCAGGCAACAGAGCGGGGAAATGGCAGAGAGGGGAGTTCTGGAGAATAACAATGATAAGGGGGAGGATTGAGTTCCTCCCCTTTAACTAATCTGTAAATACTCTGATTCCGAAACCTCCTCCTGATGGATGACTCCCGGACTTTATTACGTCACTTAAAAGATTCTTTATGTCCCGCGTAAGTTCTGTCTGGGCTTTGAGTTGACGAAGGAATGGGTTCTCTACCTCTCCCTCTCCGGAGCCTCCGAATGCGGAAGAAATAACAGAGTCTATATTTGCGAGATGCGCTCTCATTGAGTTTGCTAAAGACTCAAGAGCAATGCCGGTTTCTTCGCTAAGGCTTGATATCCCCTTCTGGATTGTATCGGTATTGATAGCGGCATCCATCTGTTCTCCAAGCAGGGACATCAGGGCCTTATTTCCCTCGTTAACCTGCTTCATTGTTTCTTCCTTTAAGATACGCAGACCATCAGCCTCTTCTGGCGTTATGACAAGATCAGACAGAATCATATCCACATAGCCTTTAAGTTTCTCCATTGCAGGGCCAACAACGATGTTCTGCAACTGTCCGACAATGAGATCCTGATACATCTCATCAAAAGATTGCCTGAGGGCATCCAACCCGTCTCCTGTCTTCTTGAAGGCTTCAATCCAAGAAGAACTCCATGACTTTGCAAGCTGCTGATAGTCTGAAGGTTTTCCAAGAATCTCGTCTACCTTCTCTCGAACTTCCCTTGCCGAGTCTTCCAGTCCTCTCAAATCTTTTTCATAATCAGAAATGGCATCCTCATCTGGATTCTTCCTGCTGTTTTCAAGAGCAATTATATCCTTTAGTTCCTGCTTCTGACGCTCAAGGTTCTTCAACTGTTTCTCATATGTGCCACCTACCTCATTGAGAGTGAGGGCTTCTTCCATGTAATCTTCTAATTTTTCGTAAGATTCCTGGAGCCCCTCTAATTTCTTTTTATGATTCTCAATATTATTCTTGATTGCGTTGTCCGTAGCCTTTAACGCCGCCATAATCCCACCAAGAGCAGCCGCTACAAGGAGTAAAGGCCAAAGGAGTGTTTCAAGGGCCGCAGTTGCCGCCGTAGCTGCGGTTGTTGCTACGGTATAAACCTCCATCATGGAAATGAGTACACCCATTGCAGACCCTACCAATGAGAATCCATCCTGGAATGCTTCAAGAACTTCTACTGTATCATCATCAAAGGCATACCCTAATGCTTCAGACATATCTTCTGTGAACGATATCGTCTTTGATATTGCATCTGATACCTTACCGTAACTGTCCTGCATATCATTAAGACGTTTTTTCGCTCCAGTCATTACCGTGGAGAGTTTTTTTACCGTACGGTTATAATTCTCCATAGCCGCATCAGATGCGTCGGTCGCTTTCTTGACATTCTTTTCTGCTGTTACAAGTCTGTCGCTGGCCTCAGCCATCTCTGTCTGAGCCGATGTATATTCAGCCTTCGTTTCGGCACTGGCTCCCGACTCTCCTCCTTCTTGATCGTATTTTGATTTCGCAGATGCATACGATGCGGTTGCGGACTCCAACTCTTTTTGAGCCTGCAACTGCTCTTCTTTCGCGGCATTTGCAGCCTCAAGAGTGGCGGTCCAATCGTTTAGTGCCCGCTGAACGTCTTCTGTATAGGTGCGCCTTACAGATTCAATGTTTCTGAAACCCTCTACAAGGGCTCCCATGAATGTTTTAGCCCCACCTCTTCGAGCCAACTCCTCGTCCATTGAAATAAGTTGGTTCTGCACCTGCTTCATTTCCGTAGGACTAAGGGCATCAGTGGCACTCTTCGCATACTTTTCAAGCTCTGTACGTAAAGACTTTATTACATCCGTACCAAGGGTATCTAAGTCTCCGAAGGCAGCGATATACATCTGAGTGCCTTTATATGCTTCCCATTGGGCCTTAGTAACATCAGCATAGGCGTTTGCCAGGCGATTCTTGACTGCTTCCTGGATGGAAGATTCGGACACGGTTGGTGTCGTGCCCACCTTTTTACCCGATGCATCAAGGATGTCCTCTCCTGCTCCCTTATTTGCGTTCTCAATAATCTTATTGATATCTGAGTACGCCTCTTTAGTTACGCGAATCGTCTCCTCTTCAGCCTTCTTATTGGATTTAGACATGATTTCAAGGGCTTCTTCGCGCTCCTTTCGAAGCATTTCGAGTCTCTTTTTCTTTATCTCATCCGCAGCCTTTATAGCATCATCATAACCCTGGGCACGCAGTTCTGCCTCAAGAGTTGCTATCTGATTAAGGGTATCAATAGCAGAAGAACCATCAAAGCCTATTTTCATATCTTCAAGGTTCTTAACAAACTCAAACTCTTCCCAAAGAGCGTCAGCCTTATCCTTCAACTCATCAAGTGCTTTCTTGGCCTTATTATTATTGATAATGAGGTCAAGTTCAAGTTTGTTGTCTTTAGTTATTTTTCCTCCCTTGAAAAGATTATCTACAAACTCCCCAAAATCAATATTGCTTGATATCTCTGGGAGAGAGATGCTTAATTTATTCGCCTTATTACGAAGAATACTCTCCTGAATCTGTCTCCTGATTACGTCAATATTGTCCCATTCTCTTACTGTTTCCATAAGTTCACGGACAAAAGAGGCTACATTGGACTTGTATTCCTTCAGTTTTTCTCTGATCTCGGAATCTGTTTCCGGAGTAAGAGTCTGAGCAAAGGACTTTGTTGCATCGTTCATACCGGCAGCAAGATCAATGATCCTTTTGCGTAATTCAGCCTCTATTCCCTCTGGACTGTATGGCCCCGTAATACCCTTGCGTATGGCATCTATAACTTGTTTTCCGATAGAGAATTCCTGAAGGAACTCCTCCCAGATGAATGGGTCCATAGTCGCTTTTACCGACTTGATAACATCTTCTCTCTTTTTAGCGAGGTCAAGGAGTTGCTTTCTATACTCTGTAGAGGTTTGTCCGCTTTCTCTCTTTGTCCCAGCACCCTTGCCTATCTCAAAAGGAATAATGCCATATGTGTCATTGAGTTGTGCGTTTACCTCGGCGAGTTTAGACTGCCATAGCGCATCAATATTTGAAGGCGTTATCTTTGCCATGGCACCAGAAAGAGCGTTTTCAAACATTCGTGCCGCGCTTTCAGTAGCCCATGCCGCACCTTCCGCTGATGCGGCATTGAATTTCTCAAAGAATTTAGCCTTTACATCCTCATATACCTGAGATGCATATTCAATAGCATCCTTTTCCTGGAGGAAGGAGTTGTTAGTGTATTTTGATATATCTTCGCCCTTCTCCTCCATTATAGAAAGATAATCGTCATAGGCTTTTTGAACTTCAGACGTAGCCGCGTTTATCTCCTTGGTTATTACATCAGAGACAGCGTTATCCTCGAATAACTTATTGATACGGTTAAAAGCCCTCTTATAATCCACGTATAGATTGAATAGATAAGGGTTTTCGTCCATACGTTGTTTAAGTTCCCCTTCGCCCCAGTCAATAGAGAAAGATTCACGCAATCCCCTTAGTTTCAACACTACGTCATCAATAAGCTCTTGCTCCGTCTTTATTGTTCCCTCGATCATCTTTTCAAGGGATTCCCCAAGTACAGCAGCAACTTCAGCGTCCGTAAGCAGGAGAGAATCTAAGACTTCTTTGGATACTCCTTTATTTGCCTCCTTAATTATCTTGTTTGCGGAATGTGTAATATTCTTCGCTACCATTTCCGCTCCGCTATTATTGCTGAGGTTTGAAAGGATAGCCTCCGTCTGTTCTTGAACTTGTTTCTGCTTTATATAATCACGTAAAGCCTTAATATTAGCCTGGTAGGCACTGGTCAATTTATTAACATTATCCAGTTCAATATCTTGAAGAGGGAGTATCTCACCATAACGAGACTTCATCTCAGATAAGGCTTTGGACTTCTCTTTTCTGGAAGCGGTGTCTGAGGCCAAGACTTTATGTAACTTTGAGTATTGGCTAATCTCAACAGCTAATTGTGCATTATGCTCTTTCTCTATTCTTCTTACCTCTATATATGATTTAGATAACTTTACTATAAGAGATATAACAAGGACAATAGCAGCCCCTATCGCCGCTATTTGTGCGGGGCTCTTAGCCAGAGCCAACAGCATGCTATTAATCTTCTTTGTTAAACGAGGGAAAGTCTTTTCAAGTTTATTTAACTCCACTCGGAGGATTCGGAAACTCCTTGATGCCGTTTGTAACTTACTAGGTAACTTGCCAAGATAGATATTCAGCATCTGGAAAGTCCTAAAACTAGCCCATGTCACCATAATGGTTGATACGGCGTTAGAATTGGAAAGTATCCAGTTCATGAGGTTTATGATACCCTTGATAATCCCCTGATAACTGGTTCCAATCTCATTAAACATCTTGGAGGCTCGGTCTTTGATGTTGGATATCTGTCCCTGAATAGTCTCAGCTTGTTTCTCCTGCATCTGATAAAACTTGCCGCCAAGTTGAGTCATACCCTTAAGAACAGTATCTACGTCCTGGAATGTTATGAGTTTTCGTCTCTGCCTATCAAGGATTTCATTTACAGAAACCATCTTGCCCTCCAGTTCGGTATAATACCTGGAGAGCGCCCCGTAAATATCTACTCCGGCTTCAGTCAACTGCCTTGCCTCTGTTCCTTTTAGGAACTGAGCCGCTCTAATCTGGCCATAAGCGAGGCTGAGACGCTGGATATCTACGCCCGTACCAGAGGCAATATCTCCCAGCATCTTTGTCTTCTCCACAAGTTTGTCTGTCTCGATGCCATAAGCCGCCAACTGTTTCGTCTGCTTTGCAAGGTCTTTAATTTCGTAAGGAGATTTTATTGCTATATTCTGAATCTCATCGAATATCTGCTTTGAAAGCCTGGCATCTCCCACAAGAACTTCAAGAGACTTCTGGATCATCTCGAATTCTCCTCGGACTTTGACCATTTGCTTATAGAACTGGATGACTCCCATTATGTTGAAAGTATACATAAAGGTAGACCTCAAAGCCGCAGCATCAGAGTTGACCCTTTGTGCTGCATTCTGGAGGACGAGCAAATTCTTCTCTGTCTCCACAGCTTGCTTATTGAGTTCAGCCAGGAAAGAACTCCTGTCACCATAACGCCCCTCTGCCCTTACCGCTCTAATTGCCTCCTTAATGCCCTCTAACTTGGTCTTCAGCCCATCTATGGTAAGCAATTCATCTCTGGAATATGACAAACCAATTCCAGCCATTATAGAGTCTACTCTCCTATTTGAATCTATCTTCGCTTTTTCTTCATTAAGTTGCTTGAGAGGCTGAGTCAGACTCTTGATTCCTGCTTCTGCTGAACGAACATCTTCTTCTGTAACAAAGGGATTCTTACCCTTGCGCTCTGCCTTCATTTCAGAGAGTATCTCTTTAGTCCGTTCAAGAGCACTGTTTATGCTATCTATGCTGGAAATGTCTATTGGGACATTGAGGGCAGACTTGAGTTCTGCTCTCAAGTTATCTGCGACATTCTTTGCAGAGGAGCCGAACCCGGAGAACCTAGCGATATCAAGTCCTGTCATGGTCGTAGGTTTCGCCAATTCTGCTTTTACGGCCATTATATTATTGTGTAGTTGAACCAGAGCGAGGTGTGCCTTCTGAAAGTCAACAAGAGCGGTCTCCGAAAACTCCTTATTTGGAGAACTTAATGCGGAACTGAATTCTTTTACCTTTTCCTTTACTGAGGCAACTCGTTGCTCAAGTTGTGCAAGTTGCTTGAAGAATGCGGCGTTTTTAGTTCCATTCAAAACAAAAACGTCGCGCATGGTCTCGCTCTTGCCAAGCATATTAATTTCAGAATAACGCTTTCTTAGGCGTTCAGCAGCGGCGGCTTCTGCTTCTATCTCCTCCTTACTTTTCTTATGCTTCTTTGAGTTTTCTTCAAGGATAGAGCCTTGATTCTTAGCTGCTTTGAGAATGCTATCATAGGCCGACTTAATAGCCTCTATGCCCATCACAACATTGGCGTTCTTATTAACCTCCGTTATGAGGCTGGATACCTGTTGCAACCCGTCAATGGCTTCTTTTGCATTGAGTTTAACAGGTATAACAATCTCATTTGTTGGGATATTAGCTATTCTGCCCTTTAAGGAGTTGAGTTGAGTCTCAATGGCTGATGTATCTACCTTGAGGTCAAGTACGCTCTTCAGCCCACCCTTCCCCAGGGACTTTGTTATATTATCAAGATTCTTGCTCATGCTGGCAATACTCTTGTCTATCTTCTCGTATACGGAGTCAAGTCCTGCCGGAAGTTCGAGGATCGCGGCAACTGCATCATTCTCCATAGCTCTATTGTCTTTATGTTATTCTCTAAAAATTGGCATTCCAAGGTCGTTGGCAAAGGATGAAAGAGATGATGCGTCGACCTTGTGTTTTCTGCATTTCTCCATCTTTGCCTGTTTCTCGGTCAGGTATTCCACATGTGTAGTATCATAGGAAGCAAGACGAACCTGAGGCACGGTCCATTCCCATAGATATTCTTCTTTAGTAACATATGGGTTGGCCTTTAGGAAGTCTATCATTTGCCCGAATTCCGTTCTTGAGACAACTGTTTTTGTTCTTCCATCGTCTTCTTCCTCTCCAATACACTCTGGCGGAGCATCTGTATCGACGCGGTAGTCGAAAAAAAAACCTCCACGTCCAGCATGGAAAGAAACTCAACCAATAGGGCAATCCAACAACTCTGCTTTGTATCCCACATTATTGTCTCGTAGGTATCATAGTATTCTGTGCTGAATTCACCATTGTGTTTGTTGGCGAAGATTCTTCTCCGGTCATTAAGGAGACAAAGTGTTATGACCTTGACAACTGATGGCACATTGGATGCGAATTCCTTGATCACATCCCCAAAGGCCTTCGTCTCATTCTTGCATAACGTGATTGCCTCCTGAGCAATGAGCCATTGAGTCCCAGGTTTGAGGGCCTTGACCTCCCAGTTCGTTCCGTCAAAACTTACGACTCGTGGAGTGTCATTCATTATCTCAATAAGCCGTTCCTGAGCCTCAAGGCTGGGCTCCTGCTGTATCGTATTGGCTACGCGTTTTCTTTCTTGCATATCGTTCTTGTGGTTTATGAAAAAGGGAGGTGGAAGCCTACACTCCCGCCTCCCCATATAGGAAATTATCTATCCCGGTAATTATGCCTCTACGGTTATTGCAGGGAAAGAACCTGACTCAGACTCTACAACAAGGAAAGGAGTAGTCACGGACTTAGTAGCCGAGCCTACCTTTACTTTCGCATCGAATGCGGTTCCGGAGATGGTTCCCTTTGCAACGTTGGTCTTGAGGGATGATGCGTCAATCTTGGATCCCAGGAGGACCTTAGGGAGGACGAATTCCGCTCCGGTCATCTGAATCTCGAGCATGGCGTAGATCGGAGTGTAGGAAGAAGGAGCAAAGTATGCTCCTGTGCCACCCTCAGTAGACGTGCCGGCTACGAATCCGAGACACTTCGTCAGGATAGCGGCCTTGATGTCCGCAGAAGACATTTCTACGGTATACTTACCGAGGTTAGTCGCCTCAATGATTGGAGAGTCTGAGGTCTCGCAATCAATGGTGTTCGTAGTAGGATCTTCCTGCGAGATTGCTACGGTATCAGCGATGATGCTGTCCAGAGTCTCCGCGTTTGCGGTGTCAAGCTCGCCAGTAGACTTGTACGGAGTGAAGATGATGGCCTTCACGCCAGTAAGAATGTTATGAGCGTTTGCCATAGGTTTATGCAATTATTAGGTTAATCTGAACTATGTTGAAAAATATATCGTTTACGGAATCGTATGAGGAATACGAACCTTTACGACTGATGTGATAGTATGGGTCGTCGTTGTTGTCTATGAGTTCATTGAGTTTCGTCTCCAACTTCTGCATTGCCTTTACGTCCTTGACTCCATATGGATTCTGCTTAACATAGAGAAGAATCAAAACGGTCTGCATGCCAATGGCATCATAATCCCTCATAGGATTGTGGCAGTCAACAACAACAACGTCTTTCCAGTCTTTGCTGAAAGAAACAGGAACCTCATCAAAGAAGAGGTTCTTCGTCAGTTTCCCGCGAAGTAACTTATCGAAGAAAGTCTGTATAGACGAAACATTCGCCCTGTTGTTATCTGTTGTTCCTTTTCTCATAGCTCTATAGCGGTAAATTCAATGCGTCCGTTGTATTTTTCTTCGAGACTCTCCATCCTGAACATCTCCTGATACAGAACGTGCTCATCGTTAAAGAATTCCTGTTCTACTGAATACCATACAGCACTCGCAACCATTAGAACATACCCCTTGGTATTCTTGAACCGATCGCTATCTATAAGCCGTTCCGCCTCCTTTCGTCCCCAGATTTGCCCGTCGCTTCCGTTAGCCGGCACTTTCGCTTCCTGAGGACCTGGGAATCCGTGATCAATGAGCTCTCCGTTGAAGTATAATGCCCAGACAAACGAGTCTCGTTGGTTCCTCGTGATGTTTCCTCTGTCCTTCGTATCTCTGGCTTCACTAACCATGTCAATACCACAATTAATGAGGTCGTTTTCGATAGCAGGGATTCGGATCGGATTGGATGCCTTTGGAATCTTCTTACGTATTCTATCTAGAGCCTTCATCAGCGTCGTAGTCTTTTACGTAAGCGACAAGACCGCCTAATTGCGACAGGACAACATTGGTAATCTCTCCGGATATATCTATGCCATTCATGCTTGAATGAAAACTCATTCCCCTCCTGATTGGTATCGGTTCTCCAGGATCAAAAGGCATAAAGATGGAATATGTGGCAATCAGAATCGGGTTGTTAGCCTTGGATACTTCCTGAATGTCGCATTCCGTCTCCCATACCTTCTCGCTGGATATCTCCCTTTCATCAAGAGGAAGAGACATGTCTGGCTCTACCATACGGAAGAACTCGCCATGGTACGGAAAAACATTAACCTTATGTCTCCCTCTGCGGATCATATGTCAGATTCCTCAATCCATCTTAGAGAAGAGGATGGGATAGTCTCAATGCGGCTATCCCCCCACTTCTTATACAACGAGACCATTGTATCATAGATTGACTCCTTGTCTATGTTCTGGGAGCCCGTAGATGTTGAGAACTGACCATGCTGATGCTGAAAACTCGGAATATTCTTTCCCGACACATATACTGAATAGAGTATATCCGCCAGGATGAGATCCTTGTCTCTTTCAGTCAGCTGCTCATAATACTCGAACTCTATAACTCCACGGTCATAGGCAATTCGCTTGAGCACAGACTCGTCTACCGTAAGGGTAGTGAGCCCGCTCATGTACTCTATGATATCAAAGGCTTTTCCCATACTTTAATCCTCGTTAGTTAGCCGTTGCTACATTAACGATTACATGAGCGTCAAGTTCCTCAAGGACAGGCACAGCAGCCACAAGAAGGTCGGTATGCCACTCCTTCAGTTCTCCGTTATTTAAGGTCGTATTCACGAGATTGAAGATGCCCTCAAGCTGCGCATACGCCTTTGCCACAGTAGAACTACCGTAACGGTCATGTATCGTCTTGTCGAGGATTCCTGCTCTCTTGATTACTCCGGCATAACCTGTTGGGCGGAGAACAACGGTATTTGCAGCCCAACCGCTTACGGCGGATCCTGCATTCCTCTGTCCCTCCTCCACGATCTCAACAGGAGAAATCATCGGGCTCATATCAAATGCCTCATTGAACATCTTCTCGTTCACAGCCATTCCATCTACATAAGCCTGATTGTTGACCTTCCTCCAGTTAGAGATGTAGGCAATAACCTGAGCATTCTTGAGGATGAGAGAGTTGAAGATGCTGCGAGGCATCTGCCACTTCATAGGGCCGGAATAACCAGTCCTCGTTCTGTAATCCTCTTCGATCTTGGACATCTGATCTATAACCTTGCAGTTAGTAGTATCAGTCCAAGCGACAGCACCGGCCTTAACCCTGTTCTCGGCAGGGAGCGGAGCCTCATAGATAGCACCCTTGATGCCCGTTCCGTAATCCCAGGTAATCGAAGCCTTGGATATAACCTGAGCCGCCATATTACTGATGGTCTGGTTAGCCTCGTCAACCATTATCTGAATGTCATCAGCATACTGATTAACGATTTCTGCATCGTTACCGAAATACTCCTCGAGCATCTTCTCACGAACATAGCGTTCTGCACCGGTCTCAACGTATCCCTTTGCAGCGAAGTCAGGAATGGTTCCAGTATAGATTTCCAGTCCCTGCTTGTCACGAGGCTGAGTGTTAGCCATAGGAGCCCTCATATCGAGCATGTTCTCAATCTTCTTCTTGCGTACAGATGCGGAGAAGACGGCACGGCCATCAGCACCGCGTGGCGTAAGGAATGAGTCTGCTACGAACTGAGTCTTCCAGAAGCTAGGACGCTGCTTGATTATGTCTGGGTCGTTGATAAACTGAGACAAGAGCCTAGAAGCATCCTTGCTTGCCCAGAACTTGGCGTAGAGTGTATTATTAAAGTCGTACTTTGCCATAGTAAATCCTCCTTGTTTTAGAGTTCAAACCATCCGTTTACTGCGGACTTATTCTTTGCATCCACGCAAGCAGGGACTGCGCTCATGCGGCTCTTATAAGCAACACCGTGAAGCACCGGAGCAAGGAAATAGCGCGCTCCATCAAAGGAACTTGCATTCGCAGCCGGGTTGAACAGGATGTCATAGTCGCAAGGTGCAAAGGTGTTCGGATTGGTAACGAGCATCTTCTTGCTGGAACCGGCCTCTGCTGCTTCAACGAGGACTTTGTCCTTAGCGACAGAGCCGATTGCTCCGGAAAGGGTCAGGGTCCATACACCCTCCTCTGCAACAACGGCGGTTACAGTAGCAGCCGTGCCGGTTCCGGTAAGAGAGGTAGGAGCGACCATCAGGACATCTCCCACAGAAGGAACATGGCGGAAACCATCTCTGTAAACCTTAATTGTAGCATTGTCGCTTGGTGCAGCAACAACAAAAGTCTTGAGCAGGAAGAGTTCCGGATTCTCTCCGTTAGCGTCCGTCCTATACTCAAGGAGGTCTCCGGCGAATATCTTTCCGCCAGACTTGAAAGGGTTCTTCAGGTATCCACCGTGAGGGACGTAAACAAGATCGTCCTTGGAGCCGGAGAGCTTAACGAATACGCTCCTGGAGCCGCCAATGACTCCGTGGCTCTGCATCATGGTATTACCGGCGAAGACACCACCAAAAGGAATAGCCATAATCTAAAAAGTTTTAGGGTTAGTCATTATTCTTCTTCCGATGTACGGCTTTTTCTCAGGGCTTTGACACCCGCAAAAACATCCGATCCACCGTCCCCTCCTAATTGAACAATCCCTGGAGTAGGAAAGTCTTCGGCACTATGAGAAAGATTATAGACCTCAAGAAGGCTTTTCCCCTTATCTTCTACCGTATCCGTGTCAGATATGGATGTAAGGGACATCATCTTGTCTATCCAGTCTTTATCCTTCACATTGTTTTCTCGGAGATACTTGACTATATCAGCCTTTTTTGTTTCAAGGCTCCTCGCGGCTTCTCTCTCCGACTCCTTCTTTTCCATAGCCTCAAGCCTTTTCAAGATTTCCTCAAAACCGGATGGTTTATCATCCTTTTCCGAGGGTTTTTTCTCACCAGGCTTGTGTGTCTCAGGATGTTCGTCCTTGTACTTCTGAACAAAGGCACTCTGGTCGGCTTCTGCGTTTCCGTTTACGCTTTCCAGCATAGGCTTGATCTTCTGTACAAAATCATCAAGTTCCATCTCGTCATTAGCAATAAGTGCCATAAGGTTTTCTACATGGGACTTCATTGTCCTTTCCGAGAGGCGCAAGGGCTTCTTGCCACCGTTAGTCAGTAGTGTGTTGAGTTTTTCAACTGCGTTTTCAATAGTGAACTTCATGTTTTAGAAAGGTTTATGACGCAAATGTATGCGGCTCAATAATGCCCTATAGGGCATTTATGCCAACTGTACTTCAGTGGTAGACATAACTGAAGCAGAAACCATCCTATAGCAAGATTCGGCCAATCAAGGAGGCTGAACTTTGCGTCATAAATAACCGATTATGCAGAAACGAGAACCCGATATTATTACATATCATCCGGGAATGCAGGAAAAGTTTGCCCGAAGCAACGTGGATGTCGCATTTGCTGGTGGTACGCTTTCCCCTCAAGATCCAGAATCACTTATTCTAACTCCACATGGATTCGTCAAATTCAAAGACATTAAGGTAGGAGATGAAATATGTGGTATAGAGAATTGCACTCAGACCGTAACACATATAGATCCTTGCGGAGAAAAAGACTTTATTAGAATAACTCTTGAAGATGGCAGTTCTGCCAGGTCTGCAATGGACCATAAATGGTGGATTCTCAAGGATGGAGTAGAGTCAACGGTAGTTTCCTTTGAGCTTCTGGAATCCTTCCAGGTCGCTCAAGAAAAGGGCCTTGAATACAATGTATGCCTATTCCGCTTTCTTGAGAACAATCCAGTGCCCGTCAGAATAAAAGCAGTTGAAGATATCGGACGCATGGAGGCTCTATGTATCGGAGTCTCTAATAATGACGAGCTATATATTACTGACGACTGTATAATAACCAAGAACTGCGGAAAGGCACAGCCTTATTCGGCGAAGATTCTTACTCCAAAGGGCTGGACCACTATGGGGGAACTGAAAGTTAATGACGTTATATGCGATGTCAGAGGCGGAAAACAGAGAGTCCTTGCCATTTATGAAAAAGGCATAAGAGACACATATATAGTAGAAACAGCCTATGGCTCTACAAAGGCATGCGACGAACATCTTTGGCGTGTATGGGATAGAGACGCAAGGTCTTACGCCATTAAGAGCACTCATGATATCCGCCTGATAGATTGTACTAAATACAGCATAGCCTGTCCTAAGGAGATCGAGTTCAATAAGTACAAGTCTATGTCTGACTTTACATCTATTTCCCCATATGCTTTTGGCAGGATCCTGGGGAAGGGAACCGTTGATAGCATAGAACTGTCAGAAAGGACTAGAGCCAAACTCGCCTTCATTGGTATTAAGAAACATCTTTTTATCCCCGACGAAATTAAGTTTGCAAAACTAAAGGAGCGAAAGGAGGTTATGCGCGGTTTTGTTGACGAGAGCATCGGCAGGAAAAGACTTACGGCAGATAGTTGGTTTGCTGTTCCTATTCGCAAGACCTTGCTTCCTGATATAACATTCCTCGTGCGTTCTCTTGGTGGAGATGTAATGTTAAGGAATGTAAGCAAGAAATTTGTTACGACCGTAATATATCTCCCAAATCTCAATCATTATTATAGTAGGTTTAAAGATAATCCAGGCTATCATGAGAAGACCGTATTTAGACCTATTGTAAAAGTAAGGAAGGCAGAGCCGGAAAAGATGCGATGCATTCTTGTGTCATCTCCAGAGCATCTATATATTACGGATGACTTTATCGTCACTCATAACACCTTTGCGGCAATTCTTTCCGTAGCCGAGCCTTCTCTTGATCCTTACTTTAGAGCAGCATTTACGAGACGAAATCTTGGAAACCTTAAACAGGGAGGAGGTATCGTTGACGATTTTAGAAGAGCATACGGCAATTATGTCAAGATTACAACATCTGATAATCCTAGAATATCTTTCCCTTCCGGAGCATTCGTGGACTGTCTTCACATAGCAGATGAGACCGTGTCTAAACTTACGGAGCGCGCGAAAGGATGGCAGTATGACCTTTTTTACCTTGACGAGTTGACATCCTATGAGTTTACAACATTTGCTATTGTAGGTACAAGAAACCGAGGCAAAGGCAAATGGACGGGAAAGATTCGTGGTACTACCAATCCAAAGAGAAGCCATTGGACCAGGAAAATGCTTGATTTCTATATCGGGTATGATGGTTTCGTACGAAAGGACCGAGATGGCGTAGTAATCTACTACTATCAGATGGGAGACGGAGTTGATGATCTAGTATTCGGACGAAGCAAGAGGGAGGTTTACGAAATATGCAAGCCAAAGATAGATTCTCAGTTGAAGAGGCTAAATGGCAATGAATGGACATACGAGAATCTTATTCGCTCTTTTGTCTTCTATAGTGGAAAGATGTCCGAGAACAGAGCGGTCATAGACAATAATGCCGGCTATGTTGCATCTGTTGCTGCCGTCGGAGGTAAACTTGCAGAACAATATATCGACGGAAACTTCAATGTAGATGATGATGAAATAGAGGATATCCCTATCTCATCCAAGGCTGCACAGAGGGTATTCACTAATGATCCATGTAGGAACAACGATAAGTGGGTCACTGTAGACCTTGCAGACGTAGGAAGCGATAACGTGGTTGCTCTGGCCTGGGATGGATTCCACGTATTTGATGCTATGATAATTACGACATCTACTCCTAGAATGAACTATGAGAAGATTGCTATGTTCGCGTCAAGACATGGTATTCCGGAAACTCATGTCATATATGATGCTACGCATGGAACATATATGCTTGATTATATGCCCGAGGCTATACCATTTGTTTCTGCGGCATCTCCTATTGGCGTTAAGTCTCTTCTTGCAGACAGGCTTAAAGATGAATGCTATCTCAGGCTTATCTACATGATATCTAACCAGAGGATATCGATAAGCGAACAGGTAGGCAGAAAAAAGTACCCTCACAAAGGGATGAGAGGGGACCACACAATCCAGGCTGAATTCCTCGACGAGTGCACTGTTGTAAGGATTCACGAAACTCCGAGGGGTAAGAAAAAACTAATGAGCAAGAAGGAGATGAACAGTATGTTGGGGAAGAACCGTTCTATGGACCTTCTTGATCCTGTAGCAATGAGGATGTATCCTGCTCTCAAGTATAACGAGGGAGACGAATTGGATGCCACATCTGAATACAGACAAGATTCCTATGGTAATCCTAATGATCCTAATAGTTTTGATGTATATGACGAAACAAACTGGCAATGACGAAGACGTTCTGAAGAGAGAACTCCTTGAATTGATTGCTTTCGCATATCGCAGAGTCAAGAAAGACAAGTGTACTACTTCCGAAATGAAATCAATTCTTGATACACTCTCTAATCATATGACTATATGGGCGAGTCCGGAAGACTTGTCACGATTCTATGGACAGAGCGAAAGCAATGTCAGAAATGTCCTGGCGAGGAACTATGTCCCCTCAGAAAAGACAAGGCGAAAAACCACAGAATATGACTTTGGATTCTTCAAGAAAATCATGCCTCGCTCATGGACAAGGAAAGTCAAATAATATTCTGATATTCACCGTTTTACATCCGTGTTGTTGCAAAATAACACGGATTTTTCTTTTGTCATACCTTGCAGCAAGTTCAATAGTGAACGAAACCTTTATTCTGTAGAGATATGACTATTAGAAATCACGACGGGCAGGACTACCATGTTACGGGAGAAGGACAAGGTATTTATAATACCGTTGCCGGCTCTCTGGGTCTTGCATCATTCCTTGGATTCAATTCCGGGAACTTCATGGGAATGCGTAACGGATGCGGCTGTAATGGCTCTGAAGCCGTTACAAAGAGCGAACTGAACTATGTTCAGGAACTTGCTCGCAAGGATTCCGAGATTGCTTTGCTCAAGAGCGAACAGAACACTGAGATCAAGATTGCTGACGTTTATGACCGGCTTCTCAAGCGCATCAATGATGACCGAAGAGAGCAGGAGGCAATCAATACCCAGCAGGCTGTCCTCAATGCTGCGACGAACGGAACCCTTTCTGTTCTCACAAACCAGGTTAATTGCCTGATGAGTCTCACTAAACTCGTCGTTCCGGCAAGCAATGTTTGTCCACAGCCTATGCCATTGCATAACTCCTGGACTGCACCTACCACCACAACTCCTGCTGCATAGTTGTTATGGAGTACACCAATGCTCATAAGTTATCCGCTATTGTAGCGAAGTGGCTTGAGCCTATGGCTGGACAATTAGCCGGTATGCGTCTTTCGGCCATACCGGCCCTGTCCGGTATAGAGAATAAAATCAGGTCAACTGGATGGGTCTCTCCTTCATACTCCATAGCAAACGATTTATCTCCAATTATGGGCAGAGTGGCGAATGCCCTTGTGCAACCCTTTGTCTATGGCATGGTCAAGGATATACCCGATGAGACTATTCCCAACATGTTCAAGGAGATTGTCCGTGCTGCTATAGACAATGGAGGGATGTCTATTCTTGAAGGGACTATAACCTTCTCGCTGGAGGATATGGAGCGTCTCCATCATCTTCTGGAGAGGAATCTTCCGTGCGGGACGGAATCCTTTATAGTAGAAGACTAATTATTTGCTAGCATCTGAAGGCTTGCCAAGCGGACGCCCATCTGTGTCGGGGAGATGGGTGTCCGTACTTATTTTCCCGTTATTGGATTCCAATCAAAGAGATCTATCACCTTTCTATTGGCATCCCATAAGACTTCCCAATCAAGGGCTGCATAGATGTCTGTAGTTCTCATAGATTCATCAACATGCACAAGTCCTTCATTGACGAGATACTTGTTTATGTTTGCATCCTTGCTTCGCGCTATGGTAGCCCAAGCATGCCTTGCGCTGTAGAATGTAAAATGGTCTATACCTTCTGGGATCCACTCTCTCAATCCGAGATTCAGAGCCGAATTGAAACACGGCATAGAACTATATCTCTCATAGAAACAAAACATATGTTTGTTATCAAAAGATTCAAACTCCTTGATGAGTGGTTCCATCTCAGGCTCGATGCGTATTCTCATTTCTGCCCGATCTTCCCTTCTGTTCTTCGTTTTTGTCCTATTATATATCAGCACCCCATTCTTCGCCTTTTCGCAAGAATAGAGATCAACCGCATTCATGCCGAACATAAGGAAACTAAGGAGGAATGCGTCAACCGCTAACTTTTTCCGTCCTGTAAGCGTAGGGCTATCATTGATCATCATTTGAATAACTTCCCTATCAATAAATCTATGAGCTGCCGCCTTTTGTTTTTGAACCTTATAATATTCAAAAGGCGAAACAGGTATCCTCAGAATTCCAAGGTCGGGCTCATTATATTCAAGCCTTGCAAGGTTATGTATGTGCCGTATTGCAGCAAGGTATAAGCTCACTGCGCGGTCTCCCTTCCTAACCTTTGATGATGCAGTTTTCCCTGTTTTGGGATTTACAGTCCTGCGAGGTTCATTCTCTATAAATCTCTCGAAGCCCATAAGGAATCTCTTCGTTATAAGAGAAATATCTAAATCATGGCTTCCGTGGTATCTCTCCAGAACGCGTAATGCTGACTCATAGTTCTTTCTTGATCCAGGACTTTTCTTCTTTGCCTGCTCCATACCAAAGTCCAGGAAATTGAGACGGAAGGTATCTGGCGGTGCAAGAATAATTTTTATCTTCGCCACTACATCGTCGATAGTCATGGACTCTAATTCGACAAAAGGGATCTTTGAAATAGCATCATCCATTATTCGTTTCATGTCGGCAATCTTCGTTCTCAACTGAGGAGAGATTACCTTCATTTCCGAGCGGCTACTTTTGGATGTTCGCCTCACGTCTTCAGGATGAGCAATGATATTCGTTGGAAGATATTTAGTCTTCCTTTTATAGGTAAGCCTAATTTTTACGATAAAAGTACCGTCGGCCTTCTGTTGATGAGATAAAATTATGGGAGTTGCGGTTATCATGGGACATTATGACTACGAATTTTTGTAAAACATTTGTAAAACATTTCGCCATAAATGTACATAAAAAGTTTGTACAAATAACCACAAAATAAAAATCAGCACCTTGTAAAGTGCTGATTATCAATCGTACCCCCGTGCGGAATCGAACCGCAACCGTCAGAACCGGAATCTGAAAAGAAAAGCCATGTAACTTATTGTGTTATAATTATATAGCCTATCGTGTATCATATTTTTGTAAAACATTTGTAAAACAAATTTAAACTTTTTCAATCTACTTTTTAAAGATGAAGGTCTTCAACACAAAAAATACGATAAGTAAAACTAATGCTACAAGGCATATTTTCCCTGTTTCAATCCAGAACTTTTGCCATTTTGTAAGAACATTCACCTCCTTTATTTCAGTCTTGACAGAACTCTCCATCATAATTGTATCGCGGACAGTTACTGTATACGGAACATATATCTTCTGAGGTTTTGAGAATAAACTATGATATAGTATGCCATTTACGATAGAAGCATCACTTGATGCATAGTCATTCTCAAGATGAGATGTGCTATCGCGGACTACGGATTCTGTCTGCTTTTCTATTTCCACAAACACAGAGTCCCTCACGACTCTTTCCCGTATTTCTACTCTTACGGAATCCCTACTCTCTATGGGATAGATCTTCGGGCTGCAACCAATAGCAATAAAGAAGAGTATCGTTAAACCTAATCTTTTCATAATATCGTGTTTGAAAAAGGGGAGACGCCTTTCGCCTCCCCTGCCGTTAATAACCACAAAAACGGAACAAAAAGAGACTCATCCTCTCCCGCAAAGGATGTCTCTTACCTTCAACGCGGCAACAACAAGAAAGTAGAATGGCCCAGATATCCTCGAGATGCGCGATAATTTGAGCCCCTGAATTACACTTGCCCTCGTTAACGCCTTCTCTCTGTCTTTTCTCCAAATGCAGGAGTTTACATAGATATAGCGTCCGAAAGTATGCATTCCTTTCTGCTCGTTGCTGTATACGACTTTTACGTCGTAATCATAACGGATGACGTGCTGAATCTTGGTGCAATACAGTTTTATGCCTCCGATGATATTCTGAGGGAACTGCCAGATCCATAGAAGAAAATAGAATAGTGCTTTCATAGGTTATGTTTTAGATGTACCGGTATTCTTCTTTAGCATCAAAGCACGGGCAAGCCTTGTTTACATTTGGGAAATCCTTGTGCCCCAGAATGACAGGTTTGCGAGGCAACTTATTTACGAGATGTTTTATTAACCAGACGAGTGACTCCTTCTGCTGTTCTGTCCTCGTGTCCGAAGGTCTTCCATTTTTATCAAGACCTCCAATATAGCATATTCCGATGCTGTTCTGATTAAATCCAGATACATGGGCCCCAATCTCATTGAGGTTTCTTCCGACCTCAATAGTCCCGTCAAGCCTTATCACAAAATGATACCCAATCTTACTGAAGCCACGGTTCTTATGCCATTTGTCTATGTCAACAGAAGAGAAATCCGAACCCTCTTTTGTTGCAGAGCAGTGTATTGCTATGTAGTCAATATCCCTTCGCAGCTTGACGCCTTCAAGCATGTCGCTTATATCTTTTCTGTTTCCGTTTTCCATGTAAGAGATTATTATTGCCGTTTCAATTTCTCCTCCATAGGAGGAAAGTATACGCTTGATCATCCGTTTATATTTTTGTCAAGAAGATGTTCTTCCTTCAAGGAATACTCTGCTTGCTCTACATCCTTCTCTATATCTTCTATCTTGACGCAGGAAGTGTCTATGTTTGCTTTTTCTCCAAGCCATTTTATAAACATCTTATCAAGCCCTTTGATTCTCTGCCCTCTTGAAAGAAAGAAATTAGATGATATAGATATTATCTCGTTACCCATTACTATTCCCAGGATAACCCATTCTATTGCAGGTATTGAGAATGCTACAGCCAGAGAAGAAGAGACTAGTAGCCAACATATATAATCGAAGAACTTTCCGACCGTTCTCCTTACGGCCCTTGAAACCCTTATTTTTTCATTACGCGTTCTTGCCGCCCTAATACCGAAATAAAGGTCTACAATTATCAATAGCAAAGCGACAAAAAGGAAGGGGATCATTTTCATGAATGACTCTCTAATAAAGCAAATGGCTAAGGTTGCGGCTCCTCCCTGAACCACAACAGAAGAGGTAGATGTGGAGTCTGAAAAAGTCATTTTTCCTTAGCCTCCTTTATTTTCTTGTATTCGTAATATGATAGCCAAGAGATAGCTATACCCAACGAGATTATTGAAATGGTACAGGCGAACGCATAACCCCTCGTCGCACAGAAAGCAATGCTAATTATAAGGGAAATTAGAAGTCCAATCACCTCAATAGGGGCAAATATTGTGACACTATACCTTGAAAGGAATGCTCTTACTTTATTTACAAATTCTGATATCTTCATGGTAAAATCTGTTTTCGTGAAAATATATGCTATGATAATTTGATTCTTATGCGAACCTCAGGAAAGGAGTTCATCCTTATGAAGATATGAAGAACATTACGCGCATTCGCGGATTGAGTCAGTTATAATAAGGTATTTCAATAGGGCCCAAAAGATTAAGGTAATTCCAATACATAGCATTATCCATGTATGTATTTTTACTCCGTGTACCCATAAACCCTCCTTTTGTAGATATATAAAAATATCCATTGCAGCAACATAAGCAATGAGATGCTTATGTAGTGCGCAAAAGTGAAATTGACGGCTAAGCAGCAAAAACATAAGCATCGATGATATGGGGAACCCAACAATCATTTCTACGAATGTAGATTTCACGCCCCCAAGGAACATTGCACAATGTACCACCATCAGAATTGTTCCAATAAGGGGGATATATTTCATGAACCATACGGTTCCTTTTGTGCTCCTAATCCAGGATACAGCCTTTTTTATCTTCTTCATGGGAGCAAAGTAGCCACTATTATGTTAACAGACAATAGAGATATTGTTGAATGCCAAATGATTGCATAATATGAAACATCATACCTTAAAGATTAACCCTCCGTTAATCAAAAAAAAGGACGCAAGGCGAAACCCTGCGTCTGATGTGCCGGCAATGAATACCCCTATGCATTGCGGCTCCTGCAAAGATAAGTAGATTTAACTATCTGTCAACACTCATCCCACAATAAGCCTTGCAATAGGATAGGCTATCCAGTAGAAGATGGATTCCCACCAGGGAAGAGGCCAGTTAAGGTCAACTGATTCCGTCCTGCTTCTGAACAGTCCCAATCT